CATTAAGAAACTTCACAAAAAAACTTATTATAAATGGTCCTGACTTAGATGTTCAAACTCTTGATTTCTTTGTTAAAAAAGTAACAAATCAACCTAATGATCATGGAAATACAATACAAAACGAAGTAAAATTAGCTTTTGATAGAGTTAAAAGCATATCAACTACTACAACTGATTGTTTAACAACCACTACAGTTACTACGGATTTGTATTTAAATGGAAAAAAGATTAGTAGTGATCAATCAAAGACTACTATAAACGCATGTTATGTAACTAATAACACACAAATACATAACGATAATAATTTCTTAAACAAATTAGCAAATTTATTAAAGACTTGTAAAAGACCTTGTAATTATTTTGTTAAACCTTCATCTACTTTTGGAACTCTAACCGATTTCGGAAGAGCATTAAGTGATTCGGCATCTATTCTTGGTGATAGTTTGGATAGTGCTATGCATGCTCCTGTGAATATCGGAAGAGACATGTTAAATAAAATAAATCCAATTTTCAGATCAGAATTTTATAAACTAAAAGTGATGACTGAAGATGTTTATAGAGATGGTGTAAAGCCATTCTTTTCTAAAGAAGACAGAGAAAGAGTTAAAGAGCAATCAAGACAAGGTTTGGGACCAGATACGAAATACTCAAGAATGAGTAGTCCTAATACGGATTTTGAACGATTACCATTAACTGGTGATACATCAACATACTATGCAGCAGCAGCAAGTTATTCCGAATCAGAAGCGAATATAAGACAAAGATTAGGAGATTGTTATAGGCGACATGATTATTTGATGAGATATAATCCGTATGATCCAGAGATGAATACTGCTTATGCCAAAAGAAAGTATATTGGATTGCGAAATGGGGATAGAACATCTTTAATTGACATCACAGGGTCTTTAGCACCAAGTCAATATGCCACAGAAAATACATATGCTAATGCATTAGATATTCCCACTAAAGATAACATCATGAAATACGAAGATACAGAAAAAGCTGTATTATCAAATGATTATAATAATGGAAAATCTAAAGCAAATGATTCTGTTGTGACTGCTGGAAATGGTCCTTTAGATTTAGCAGCTTCTTCTGGGTCTACTGTGTCTAATACTGGAGAAACTATTCCAACAACTGGAAGAACAATGGAATTTGGTTTTGGTGAAGTTAAAGTAACCAAGTATGGTTATCCTAATGACGAGACTCCAGACTCAGGAAGTCAAATGGCTGTGGGTAATTCTGATAATTTATTACAACCACTTAAGAGTATAGCTGTTGCTCCAGAAAGTCTTAGAAGTAATCAAGTGAAAACAGGAGATGTGTTAATTATAACATGTACTGATAGAAACGGAAATGTATTTAAAGAAAGAAGACAGGTAGCTGATACATCTGGTGGTGGGTTATTAACAGGAAAATTTAAATTTTTGATAGATGAATATATTCCTAATGGAAATTATAGGAGCAGATTATATGGAGCAGATGGAAATACCGATAAATTTAAAATGTCTATAATGGTTGCAGATACTAAAGAGCCATTAGCAAAATGGACGGTACAAGAAGCATCACAATATGCATGTATGTTCTTTAGTAAATCAGATTGGAGAAATGCATTAGTGAACGGAAAAGGCCAAGGATTAAAAGGATCTATCAATGCTAAAATGCAATCAGGAGCATATGATGCTTATTGTAGATTCTCTTAAACATCAATTACATTTGCTTCTATAGTTTTAGCTTTTTTAAATAATTGATTCATCATCTCTTCTCTTGAAGCTATTAATATGGTATTAGATTTTATTTCTAATTCTTCTCTCTTGCTTTCTATATCCATTTTCTTTATAGCTAGAGAAGTATCAATCTTTTTGTTGTTGACTACTATTTTGTTTAAAACTTCCAAAGCAGAAGAAGTGGACTTGATAAGTTCTGCCAATGATATTACATCATCAGCAGTTGGTGCGGCTTGTACAGAGTCTTTAATGTATTCCACAGACTCTGTTGCGTTTTCTATCAAACGACTAGCATATTCTACTACGAAATTTTCTAAAGCTTCTTTATTCGAATCAACAGAAAGTTTTTCTGCTTTTTTTGCTACAGCAGGAACATCTTTTAATTGATCTAATATAGAATTTACTGTAGTATCTAGTTCATTATCATCAGACATACGAATATTTATAAGTTTTTTGCTTGCTTTCTAGAGTAAATAATAGTAATTTAGCCTATATGTCAGTATATTCCGAAAAAATCACTGTTAAATTTGTAAAAACACACGAAGATGCCAAACTTCCAAAAAGAAACAACGAAGAACCGTTAGTTGGAGACACTGGATATGACATTTATTCTGTTGAAGACGTTAATATACCGCCACACAGTACGACTATCGTACCTATTGGATTAGATATTGGCTTTATTGAAAGAGGTTATTGGATTAGGATTGAATCTCGATCAGGAATGTTTTTTAGACATGGGATTACTGCGTTTCCTGGTGTTATTGATTGCTCTTATAGAGGAAAGCTAGGAGCAGCATTGATCAATAATACAGATGTAGAATATAAAGTTAATAAAGGTGATAGAATTGCTCAGTTAGTTGTTTACAAATTGATAGAATCTGATATCTCTTGGTCAGAAACAAAAGACGAAACCAACCGTGGAGACAAAGGATTTGGTTCTTCTGGAAGATAATATGAACATTAACAACATTTGGTGTGAGAAATATCGTCCTAAATCATTAGATACTTTGATTTTATCTGATGAAACTAGAAAAGTATTGGAAGTTTATAAAACAAACAAAGATATTCCGCATCTTTTGTTTGTTTCGACCCCTGGTACAGGAAAAACTTCAACAGCTAAGATCATAGTTAATGACATTTTGAAATGTGATTATCTATATATCAATGCTTCAGACGAAAATGGTATTGATACCATTAGACATAAGATCATTGGATTTGCTCAAACCAAATCTTTTGATGGTGGAATCAAGGTTGTGATCCTTGATGAAGCAGACTCTCTAAGTGGTGATGGAGCTAGAGCACTCCGTAATGTTATGGAGGAGTATTCTGACAACACTAGATTCATTTTAACAGCAAATTACAAGCACAAAATTATAACTCCTATTCAAAGCAGGTGTCAAACCATTAGTTTTGAGCCTACTTTAGTAGAAGTAGCCAAACATTGTGCAAAAATCTTGGCTAAAGAGAATGTTTCGATACCAAAAGAGCAATATCCTCTATTTCATACGCTAATTAGAGACAATTTTCCAGATATTAGGAAGATATTGAACACTTTACAACGATTTTCTTCGTCTGGAGTACTAGAAATTCGTAATACAGGCGTAGATAACGAGTTTTTGGTCGATTTAGTAGAAAAGATCAAGAAAATTGATATCTGTGAGGTTAGAAAGTTTGTTATTTCTAACGAAACAGTCTTCCAATCAGACTACCATAGGCTATTAAAAGGCATTTTGAATCAAATCTACGATGCTTGTGTGGATGATTTGAAGAAAAAAGAGTGCATATTGGTATTAGCACACCATATGGATAGACATAGCCATGTAATTGATGTGGAAATTAACTTTTTTGCTTGTATTGTGTCTCTTTCTAAGATTTTAGCTACTGCATGTAGTTAGCAGTATATGATTCTCCCTTTTTCTTCTTAGATTTAGTTATTTTCAACTCCACATTCTTTGTGGGGAGAGAATAATCAGCACCTTTGATTGCTCCTTGGACTTCTCCAACCTCTTTAGGTTGGAGAATTTCGTTGTTTGGACGGTTAAATTGGTCTGGCAAAGGAGCTAAATTTGGATAGAAATCTAATACTGTTAATAAACTAGGACAAACGGTAATAGCATACATATTTCTTCCTCCTCCATGATCAGCAGCTATTTTAATTGTCACTTTTCCGTTTGTATGTTCCGCTGAACCTGCAAACCGTACAGGATAATAATCATCTACACCAACAACACGAATTCTAAGGTTGGATTTTATCAAATCATCAATGGTTTCTCTCATTAAGTCTTGTAATTGTTTATATGCTTCCAAAGTTTTGTAGTTTTTAACAAATTCTACATAATCACCAACTAAAAACCCTCCACGGGTGTATCTAGACATAGCAGATTCTAAGACTTTAATAAATTTCTTTTCCATACGATTATTTATCATCTCTGTTAAATAATTTTATGGCATTAATAACATTAAATGGTCTTCCAAAGAATATAAATGGAGGAAAACAATATTTATATGCTGATCTTCATCTGGATTTGGAAGGTAGTTACAATGTAGGAAACACTTTATACCAAAAACCAGAGATAAATGATTTCAAATTAGACTATGATATAAATGCTATTAAGAATTCCTTGGCAAATTTATTCTCCACAACACCAGGAGAGAAGGTTTTGAATCCAGAATTCGGAATGGACCTTAGAAAATATCTATTTGATCCAGCAACTAGAGACGTTGCAGAGAACATACGGGATGAAATATACAGGCAAATAGCTAAATTTGAGCCTAGAGTTAAAATAAAGAACATTAACATAACAGTTTTGGAAGATGTTAATGAATTTGACATAACATTGGTAATAAATATACCATCTTTAAATATAATTAATGTACCCTTATTAGGCACATTAAATAATAATGGTTACGTTTTTAGACAATAATCATGAGCACATCAAATTTTACAGAATTTAATCTACCAAGAAATGCTTATGCTGCATTTGATGCAGTAAGTATGAAGCAATTAATAATAAATCGTTTGAAAGATAGCGGTTTATTTCCTGATGTGGACTATGAAGGAAGTAACATGTCTGGATTAATAGATGTTGTTGCCTATACATACCATGTATTATTGTTTTATCTCAACCAAACAGCATCAGATTCGATGTTTACCCAAGCAGATTTGTTTGAAAACATGAATAAAATTGTATCTTTGATACAATACAAGCCAACTGGCAATAATACATCAACATTAAACTTTGATGTTAGTGCAAACGATTCTATATTATCTCCATATACATACACAATAAAGAGATTTTCAAATATAACGATAAGAAATGTTCCGTATTCATTCAATAGTGATGTAACATTTCAAAAAACTAGATCAGGGAATGAATATATAGAGAGTATTGGAAAGAATAACGTATTATATCAAGGAGTATTTAGAGAATATCCAGTATATACTTCAATTGGTGAAGAGAATGAACAATTTACCATTAATATAGACTATCCCTCAGATCTTGGATCAACAAAAATGATTGATAACAATCAAGTTTATATGTTTGTTAAGGATGTTAATACACAAAAGTGGTCTGAATGGAAAGAAATTAGTAGTCTTTATCTAGCAAATAGTATTTCTACAGTATTTGAGAAGAGAGTTAATGAATATGGGCATACTGAAGTAAAAGTAGGCAATAATGTAAATGGAAAGCAGTTAAATTCAGGAGATACTATAGCTTTATATTATTTAGAAAGTGATGGAGCAAGAGGAGTTATCGGATCTAACACTGCTAGAGAAGGAGTCTTTGTATTATACAATACTGTACAATTTGATGCGATATTTAATGATATAAAAGATACAAATTCTAATTATTTGGACCCAAATCAAATAACTGGATTGAAATTGAATAATTCTTATGCTTCAGTGCCTCCAAAATTTATAGAAACTGTTGAAGAAATAAGACGTAATGCTCCTTTGATATTTTCAGCACAAAATAGAGCAGTTACTGTATTCGATTACGAAGCTATTATTAATAAGAACTTCTCTAATATATTACAAAGTATTAAAGCGGTATCTAACAAGCTTTATACAAGTGAATACTTGGCATATTTTTATGATTTGGGATTAGAGAGACCAAATTTAGATGACAAATTATTGTTTAATCAAGTATCATTTAATGATGCATGTGATTTTAATAATGTTTATTTCTTTTGTGTTCCAAGACTAGGAGTCATAATCAATGAAACCACACCAACAGAATTGTTTTATTCACAAAAAATGTCTATAATAGACAAATTAAATGATTATAAAATGATATCACATAATATTGTTGTTAGTGATCCAGTATATTTAGCATTTGAAATAGGTTTACCAGTAACAGGAGAAACTAATATATCAACAACAGTAAAAGATCAAACTATTATAAGAATAACAAGAAAAGATGATGAGCTTTTATCTAAAGATCAAATAAAAAATTCTGTTTATGCTCTAATAAAGAATTTTTTCGATCAGAGCAACAATGAATTAGGTCAATCAATGGATATTTCAAATCTTAGTTATGAGATATTGAGTTTAAATGGAGTGAAATCATTAGAAACAGTTAGACAAGTAGGAAATACAGAATATAAATCATCCAAATTAAATTTTATATATTGGAATCCATTATATAGTGGCTCTACAATACGATCCACAGCACAAAATTTGAAGTTAAGTTATTTTCAATTTCCGTTTTTCTATCAAATATCTAATCTAATCAATAAAATTGAGGTAGTTTAAAATGGATAAATATAGATACATATATTTCTATACATTAGACCATACGGGAACGTATACCACAAGTGGTTATACTCTTCCTATAACACCATTTACATTTATACCTGTTTTTGATGATGGAGATGGAAATTTGTATTCTACTAGAGAAATTTTTTGGGATTTTGGTGACGGAACAACATCAAAATCCATAACAGCAACCCATTCGTATTCTTTACCAGGGTGGTACAATGTTAAGTGCTACGTTTTGGGTAAGGGTGGAATTGGTTACGAAGATAAATTCTCTCAATTGCTTTTGGTAAAAGATTTTATAACAGATACTTTAGTGTTAACTGGTTTTAATAAGAAAACACAAGCAGGAACTAGAGAAAGTCCTTTCGAAGTATTTCGATACAATAGTTGGCAGACATACGATCCCAAAAATCCTGTTCCGTATACAATAAATCTACATGTAACAGGAAATAACTCTCCTATATTAGATGTAGTTAAATATGAAAAAGATAAATGGGGTCACCTAAAGGCAACAGCAAGATTCGAATCTTTGACTAACGATCCATACAATGGATCAGAAGCTATTCTTCCCGTAAATACTGTGGAAACATCTAACGAAGAATTATATGTTAGATTAGTAAATAACCAACTAGTTTTTTGTGATAAAAATGATAGAGGTTCTTGTTTTGCTGGTACTTATGGAAGAAAAAGATTTTTTTATATAGATGATGTAATCAAACAACCAATAAACATAACAGTATCAAAACCAACTAGAATTTTTGTGTCTTTTGATTCGAGAAGATTTAAAGATCATGATTCTTTCAATAAGAATTATCCAAGTACTACTTATCCAATAATCAATACCATACTAGATGCAAATTCTTATGCGGTTTTGATGCAAAAGGCAGATTCTGATCGCTTAACTATTACTTCCAACGGTATAGATTCTGACGGATATGATAATCCTATAACTTCTTTTAATATATACGAAGAAAAATATACAAATCAGAAAATTCCTTTTGTGGTAAGAATAAAAGATCCCAAAAATTCTCCATCAAAAGGAAATAAAGTACTTACGTTAACTGATTCGAACCCTCCATCTTCTGCACAAGTTTATGTTTGTTTGAGAGATGAAAACAATAATAAGATTGACGGAATACAATTTTATTCTAATTTTGGTGTGTTGTCTTCAGAAACATATGGAGGATTTTTTAAAGGATATTTTATATCTGATAAAGAATTAAGAAATGTTCATATCCATGCTGTGGCTGCACCAACTGTATTCGAAGAATATAGAACACAAACCACATATTTTATAATAAATGAACCTCAATACGAAAAAGTTCACGATATTAGATTTCAAACGGATGCAAGTACTGGAACTAAAACATTAGTAGATACAATAAGAACAGTAGATTCGTTATCTGGGATATATTCTTCATGTGTAGTCACTAGATTAGATCCAACTAGTAGACAATATGTTAATGAAATTTGGTTAGTAGATGCAGATAGAGATAAAATATCCAAATACGATGGATCATTTAATGTATTGTATAATAATTTTACACTCCCAGATAGTTGCTCGCCATCTGACATTTGCGCTGATTCCTCTGGGGATGTTTGGGTAACATTATATGACTCTATAAGCGTATTAAAAATAAGTACTATATCAAATTTAGTTTATCCAAATAGAATAATTGTATCATCACTAGCAAATCAAATAATAAACGAACAAAATACTATAACTCCAGCGTCTATAGACACTGATAGAGATAATAATGTTTGGGTGAGTTATTCAAACCAATTATCATCTTTTATAGAAAAATATAATTCTGTTGGAGGGTTGTTAGTGTCTAAAATACTAGATCCTGCATACCAAATAACAGAAATTGTTACTGATAGAAAAATGAATGTATGGGGTATAATGAAAGACAAGTCTGTAACCAATACATTATCTAGTAAAAATGACCAAGTTTTTAAAATAGATAAATTTGGACAAAACGTAGAATATTTTTCTGTCCAAGGAAGCTTGTGGAATATTACAATAGATGTATATGACAATATATGGGTTACTAAAAATATAAATCAAGTAGCAAAAATTAATAATATACTTAATACTATTAATACATATACATTATCAACTGTAGCAGTAAACGATCAGTATAATTATATTAGTGATTTGGAAGGCATAGCATGCACTACTGAGAATATTATAGTTGTCGTAGATAATAAAAATAAAAAATTGCATTCTTTTGATTCGGATGTTGATACCAGTGGAACTGGATTTATTGTAGAAAGTCTTGACTTACATTCAATATCTAACAATCCTGTAAATATACAGGACAAATTGAATGCATATGGAGATTGGAACGGATTTAAATTTATAAATAAATATGTCCGTGCAGACGCACAAGAATTTAGAATACTAGGAGATAGCAATACGTTTTCTATATATTCTAACAGATCTGGTGGTCTCAACATAAGAAAATTAAATGAGAACTTTGATCTAAAAACACAAATAAATTCTTATAGATTTCAAGAATATCTAGTAAATTCTAATATTCTTTTTCAGGATTTTATCGGTACTATTGTGGGAGACAGCACATCTAGTCCAGCATATCTCGGAAAATTAATTTATGAAAAAATATCAAATTTTACAGATAACGTAAACAATATTGATACTTGTAATATACAAGCATTAGAATCTATGTATTCTATGTTTGATGAAACTTTGTATTCGTTTAAAAATAATGATTATAATTTTCCTGCGGAATTGAATCGCTTGGTTGATATATTTTCTATTAACTTTTCTAAAATTAAAGGAAGTAGAAATAAATTTGACCAAAATTACGATAAGAAAGGATACACTTCAGTAGATAGTATATATGGAACAAATAAAGGTGATGAATTGAATTTCTTTACAAGTGTACTGACTGCTGGTGTAGATATAATAGCCTACGAAAAGTTTAGTGAGACATATCAAAGGATAAACACCAATTTGTTAAGTTCTTCTTATATCAATTTTATTGATCCTGTTAATAGAACATACGCTTTGAGTTCATATCATAAAAATTGGGGCTGGGGATTGAGTTTGCCTGACGAATATGTTAATGAGCAAATTCCTAGATATTATCAATTTTTTGAGTACAAAAAAGCTTATTTGGATCTACAAACAGAGGGTCTTATAAATTGGGCAGACCCATATAATACCATATCTGAGAAGATATCTTCTGTAAACCAATGGGATCAAATAAAAAATAAGATGATAACATATTCTTTAGCAAAAGGATTAGGGGTTATTAAATAATTATGTGTCTAATTCATTTGTATTCTCTAAAATACTAGTATTATATTCAATAACCAATTCGGATTCTACTCCCGAATCTTACTTGGATTTTAATTCTCCGTTTTCTTTATTTGACTACTTAAAATACACACAAAACAACGTAAATGCTAATGAATTAGAAGATTCTTATTCTAATTATATAGAGGAATGGAATAAAGCTAAAAAAATAAAAGATGTTAAGGTATTGGATACCATACAAGAGAGGTATTTTGAATTAATAAAAGATATCACGGTAAATTATACTACATCAGACGAAAAAAGATTTTTGGCTAACATAGATTTTGATGATCCAACGGAAGTTGACATACTTCTGCCTTTCTTTTCTAACAAAGTCATAGAAATATGTGATTTTTATAATAAAAAAAGAGAAAAACTAAAATATAAAATAGATAAAAACAAGAATAAAGGCACGTTTAATAGTATAGAAAAATCTATATACGAGACTATTACTGATGTAATTTTTTCTGATGTTTTGAATGTTGGAGTATACCAACCAAGCGTAAATTATAAAACTTTACTTAAAAAATTAGACATAGAAATAGAAGAATTGTATGATTTGTACACAAATTATCTAGATAATGATCCAGATGAAACATACAAAAAATATGATGTAAAAACTAAATTAAGGCAAGATTTATACACAGCAAATATAAATTTTATAGATGCTAATATATTTCTAAATATATCAAAAGCAGTAAAAAATCAGTTATTAGAAAACGTAAGAATATTTTTAACTGAATTCGGAAGATTGTTTACTATTAATTATGATACAGATACTATAAATCTTGATTGTAAACCGAATGAAGCTCTGTACGACTTAATTACTAATAACAGACCAAAAGCAGAAAGGTTAGTCAAACTTAAAGAGTCTCTTATCAAAAAATATATAGGAAGTGATTTTTATTATATTCAAACAGGATCTACTATCACGGATGTAACATCAGCAATTTTATTTAAAGCAGATAATCCTTCTGGAAATTTATTAAACAGGCACTTTCCTACAACGGCTTCTGTAGAAGAAGAGTCCGATGTGCAATCTTGTAGAAGGATTGGATTATTTTTTACTCCAGAAAAAAATAGTATTTTGTATTATTCGGTTCCAGAAAAAAGATACAAACTAGACTATAAAAAACTTCAACCAAACAAACTGTATATCTTTCCAGATCCAGATAAGTATGGAAATACCACAGGATTAAAAAGAACATTTGATTCCAAGTATCCATTAATTCATATATGTGATTATACAAAATCCGTTAAAAATTTAGACCAAGGATTATCAGAAGGAGACATCAATTCTACAGCATATACTCAAGATTTTTATGCATATTTTTCTAAAAATCAAATAGTAGATAGTATCTATACAGGAAAAGAAGGATTAAAAACCAATTTTTCCAGCATGTATAATATGGGTGTGGTTACAAAATGGAGTTCGGATATTTTCGGTAATCAATTTGCTCTTTTTAAAGATAAATCCAGAAGAAATATAATAGACAATTCCTTTTTTATATCTAATTCTTCTTTGGTATGCGAAGAATATGATGGTGGACCAATTAAATTTTTTGAAGAAGCAAATGATTATCTTCCAGAGGTTGTATATACAACACATCCAGATTGGGTAAAACCTAATATATGGTCTTCTTATTATTATTATAATATATCTATAGATGGTGGTGTTGGTGGGATACGAAATGGTATTATGGTAAGACCTCTATATGAATTTCCAACTCGTATAGATGGAATGATGATTAATTACATTAAAAGACAATCTGTTGTATTTGATGTTAATATTAATCCATTAATATTTAAAGATCTTTTACTGATAGATGGAAATTTTTATAATTTATTAGATGATACTATAGATAGAAGTAAGATTTTTTATAATTGGGATATTAATATACTTCATGAAACGATAAACGATAGGATTTCTTATACTATAGATGGTTTGAGATATACTAGAAACCCATCAAATATATCAGATTCTTTAAGTAGTACATTAGACGGAAATGCAGAAGATAATGTGTCTAAAGACAAGCCAAGTTTTAATAACGGATACATACTATCTTCAATAAAATATAAGGATTTTGATGCGGGTTTAATAACTGAAATATGTGAAATGGATTTTGACTTTGAAGATCAAACAAAGTTTATAATAAATCAGACATTGGCATCTAGTAAAACATTATCATCCGATCATGTACAACAAGATAACAAAAATTCTTATGAATTAAGAAATACTTTAGGTAGGATATATGTTCGTGATATCGTTTCTGGTAACATAACTCCTTTGATATCAGCATTATCTATAATTTTAGTAAACAAATACAATCAAACAGTACTAGAAGAGATAGATAGAAAAGTATTAGATTTTAATATATACAATAATTTTTTGTGGATACGAACAGAGAACTACAACATAGTAGAAATATTAAATTACGAACAAGATAAATTCGTATATTCGGAAACTATAGCAAATCATACACAATATGATTCAACTGGAGTATTGAACAACATATCAAATCCTTTTATTTTTGAAAATAGAGAGTATGCTATGATGGTTCAGTTATCTGCTGTTAATACGATATCAAACAATTTTGGTGTTGTGCCTTTTATATACAAAATAGATTATACAAAAGCAACAAAAACTAAAATATATCCACACGAAAATTCGGATTTCACGTTATTTTATAATAATTCTTCTTTAAATCAGATCAAATTAAACAGAATAAATCCTCCTGTATTAACATTTAATACAAGAAATCAGAAGTATGCTGTAGTTTCGACTCTGGAGGATCAAAACGGATTAGCATATATATTACAGATGAAATTCTGGTATGACGGAGTAGATATTTCATCATTTGACGTTAAACTTTATAATTTTATTAATAATGAGTACATAAAAACTATTAATTTTTATGATACACCATCTTTAACACAAAATAATATAACATTTAACAACATAACACTAAACAATACAGCAAGTTTTGACTCGGATGTATTAACATTCTCTTAATATGAATACGAATTATATTATACCAGCTAATTTCAATGGAATTGATCGTCAGTATTATGAGGAATTAAAAAGATTCAAGGGTCAAACTGATGTGATGTTCACATTTAGTGCTGTTGGCTCTGGAAACATACCAATACTTAAAATTATTGCTGATTTAAATAACGATACACCAGTTATTATTAAAGATTACTCTTATGATGATCCAGAAAAGATGAAACAACCTATCTTTGGTAGGTATGAACCAACAGATTCGCATCATTATATGATATATTATCCAACATTTATCATTGTCTTTGCAAATTTTACTAAATTATACTACCAAATTCCTATAGCAATAGGAAAATCTTCGTTTTATTCTCAACACGAAAAATTAACAGTGGCTTCATGCCAATTTATCGATAATGCTGATAATTCTATGTTTATAACTTTAGATACATTAAAAGGTGATATTTTAAACTTAAAAATTAAATAATTAAGTGGATATTCTTAATCTAGAGTCTAATTCAGTCGCACTATCAACTTCTTATTCTGAAGATACTGATATACAATTTGTATCTTTCAAATCAAATACAGAAGAAGGAATTCCATCATGTAATGAACCATATTTAAGTAATGTCACAGACAGAAATATAAACAATTATTCATCTATTTATCTCACTGATAAACAAAAATTTTCTGATTTTTTAAATTTTAAAGGATTACAAACTGAACAGCAAATAGATCTGCTGTCATTTAACACATCTTTGGTAGATCCAACCACAAATTTGTATCTTACGATATCTTCTGTTAGCGGAGCATTTGATGCTGTTTATTTTTTTACTTTAAAGGATCAAAAATTCGTAGAAAAGACTGCAAGAATTTTTGAAATCAACATTATTGATGAGACTGATGCAAAAATAATGCACAGAAGCAAAGATAGAAATTTTTATTATTTAAATTATAATTATGATGACGAAAAATTCAAATTTTCTTTATCTGCCACTCCAGAGAGTTCTACCTTCAAATATGTATTAGATAAAAAAGATAACAAGATTTCTTTATTCATGAAATCTAATAATGGATTATTTTCATTAAAAATTTCTGATTATTCTCTTGAAATGGAATATGTCACATCAAATGTGACAAAAAATTATTTTAACGTGAATTATTATATTCAAAAGATATTACCAAAACTAAACACTTCTTGGGTATCTTATGATATAAGGCATAAAAATTCGTATGATATAAATCCAGAAAGAAGTGCTGATAATTTATTAAATAATTACATTATACATACACAATATAGTAATCTTACAGGAAATGAGATGCCTGTTAATTTTTTAACGCTTAAAAATCAAAAGACAAATAAAAATTATAATTACAGATCTAATTTTCTACAAAAAGAGAATGAAAATGTGCCAACTGTAGATAACAGAACATACTATGGGTTGTTTACTGGAAACGAACAAGAAAAAGGAAGTTATGCAATAACTACAGGATACGAATTCTATAATAATGATTATAGATTAGAACCAGATACATATAACATATTTTTTACTCCAGAAAGTTTGTATCCATACAAACAAATAAACATAAATGATCTAAATTGGCATAGAATGGGTTCTATAGCAGCAGAAAATCCTTATTTATCAGATAGAATCTATAAAAAAACAGCACAAACAGGAGAGATTACTGCTCAGTATTTGTGTTCTTGGCTTCACAAAAATAGAAAAGGAGAATATGTATGGTTAGATAGGTATTATCATCCAGATAAAACTACTTTTGCAGAAGCTTTACAGACAACATTTAATTATTCTAACATAGATCAAAACGTAGAATTGTTCAATACTTCTTTGAAGACAGAAGAGTATTATGATGTTCCTTTTGTTTACAACACTCCAGAAGAAGAACTACAAGCAACTCCACAAACCATAAAAAGTGCTGTGTATGGGATATCTTTTTATGATAAGAGGAGTGATTTAGTTATTTTACCAAATACAGAATACATATATTACAGAGTTGGTGATGAATATGTAAAATCTGTTCTCAAAACAATAACAGATGATATGATAGAAAATGGATTAATTCCTAAAAACGGAAACGATTCATATGTTTATGTAGATGACATAGATACAGACGATGTAGAATATACTTTTAACAATAATTGTTATTCTATGTTGAATAACTATAAATCTGTAAATGATTCACATCAATACACAATAAGTTTTTGGGCTAGATCTGACGATTGGAGTAAAAAAAGTGGTTATCAGATAATAGGAAATTTAAATAATAAAGGTTTGGCATTATTGGATGACAGAAAGATAACTCCTTTTATAACAGTACAAAACAAGAAAAAAGTTTATACGTTTAATACAAATTTTAATTCTATTAATCAAGCTTCTTTAGAAAATGAAGCAGAAATGGAATTTATGTTTATAAAAGATGTGTATAAAACAGATCATTTAGATTCATATAGCACAATAAGCACCAGCACAGAATTTAGAACAGATTATCCATTGGATGGAATACCATTAATAACAAAATTTAATTCAAATTCTGTATTATATGATGCTTTGGGTGATCAAGCAATGCCTTATGAATCAATGACATATAATCATGGAGATTATATATATTTTCTCACTAATAAAATAGGAACTGTTGTTGCATTTGACACAACAACAGAAAAACTAACGACTATACCACAATCTTTTGCTACCGAAATACCTCTATTTTTAAAACCTAAAGAATACATAAATTATAACGAGGAAAAACAAGCCATCTTACATGAGGACATGGTAAAATATGTAAATTTACCTCAAGGAGAAGATGTTCATTCTATATTAAAATATAAAGACGGTTTGTATGCATTTAATGGATATAGAGCAAAACAATTCGTAAACGACACAGTTTTATACATAAAAGATAACATCTTATATCAAGAATCTTTTGATAGAGAAATCAAATATCAATTATTAAAAAGCAAAACTAATATTATTGATTTTTATATAGATGACGAATACAATTATTATGTATTACATAATACAAATAAGATATCAAAATTCACAAAGGATAGAATATTATTATATTCCACTACATTAAAACCATCTATATCTACAGTTTTTAATGGATTTGGTATAATTGCAAATGATGAAATTGAATTATTTAAAATTGATTATGTTAGAGAGTATACAAAATATGGATTGAGTTCATATCCTATAATTTTAGGAAAAATAAAAAATGGAACAAGAGATATACAACCAAACGAATTATTTTTGGGCAGATTGGATGAATCAGTAACAAATACTATTTTACAAGATATAAACATCGTATCATATGCAAATTTTCTAGGATTAACCGCAGTCAATTATGATTATGGTGATGTAAGGAAAATTAATTATAATTTAACAAATTATGAACAATTGAATTCGAGATATCCAGAAAAGAACGAACTGGTTTTTAAATTAGTTTTACAAAATGCTTATAATAATACTGAAAAGATAAACGTAGAAATTCCTATTAGTAAAGATAAATTCACATCTGAATATCATCATTTTGCTTTTAGAATTGATGGAATAGAAGGATATATTTCTGTGTTTTGTGACGGAAAAGAAATAGACACAGTAAGCATTAGAAAAGGCCAATATATTTTCCAAGATATAGTAAGAGAAAATATGGCTATAGGAAAAACTTACTTCTACAATAACGAAACATTAGATGCTCATCTAGGTCAAAAAAATTATTACTTTATAAATGGATTGCAGATAAAACAATTTAAAATGTATAAGAGAGCTTTGACAAATACAGAAATACAATATCATGTTTATCGAGGAATCGGAATCAATGACTTGGTAGTATCTTTGCCATGTGATCAAAGAAACGAACTAGATGGAATCGACAGACAATTCAAGTTAAACACCACTGGCAATAAGAGTAATAAAATAAATCTTATTGTTAAGAACTCTCAATTAACAAATTCTGAAGTAACAGAAAAAATGAAGTCTCTAATTATTGAAAAACTAGAGAAAGTTTTACCAATTACCACAACAATAAACGAGATACAATTTAGATAAGATGCAAACAAGATATAATTATACTAGTGGTGGAGAATTCAAAACTTCTGATGGAGTTACGGATTATATTGGGTTTTTTAATGTAGATGAAAACGGAACTGCATACGAAGAAAAGTTTTACGCAGAAGAGTCTAGCGTCTTATTAAATCCTATAAGTGAATATTCAGCAGGATATTATAAATCTGGATACTATAAAGATAGATACGTTTATGACGTATTGCAATTACCATACTCATTAGAAAAAATATTAATAGAACCTAGTGAAATTGTAACATCAGAAGTTTTAAACACAAAATTAGAATATTTACAGAATAATCTAATTTATATGTATAGTCAAATGTTTATGGGAAGTACGGATGTTCCTGTAGATAATAATGTAAACATATTATGCAATTTAATTACTACTAGCAGCTTTAAATGGGAGGCAAAGCAAACCATAGGAGGTCCATTTGGTTGGTCCAATTTAGCAGCAGTTCCATCTTTATCAGATTATTCTGAATTTGATAATATCAAAAGATTTATAGTTATTCCTTTTGATGATGATAGTGGCGTTAGTATTGTAGCCATAACAGATACTTATGTATTTTCTTTGACTAGTTCCATAGATAACAACGGACAATTATCTGGAGCAGAATTTAAATTGTACACAAACATAATAGATTCTAATACTAGCGAATTATGTAAAAATTTAGAAGATATAACATTTGATGGTCGATACATGTATATAAGTGATTCTAAAATAAACGGAACAGGTCAAGTATTTAAATATGATGTGACTTCTTATTACACTAACGATGCTGCCTTCGAGAGCAAAAGGTTTTTAATAGAACCTATAGGTGGTTTTGGAGGTCCAGAAAGAAAAAATAAATTTAAAGGATGTACGGTTTTAGGATCAAAACCAAATGAGGTGTGGGTGTACGATTCTGGAAATAATGCTATTAAAGTTTTTGATAGTAACTTTGTTTGGATAACAACTATAAAACTACCAAATAATGGAGTTTATACAGTTTTAGATATAAGACATAGAGTTATGAATAATCATACTTATGTATTATTTCAAAACGATTATGATCCAGAAAATCCTAAATACGGATTATTTGAATATAATGAATTAAGAAAATCAGTAGGAGTATATGTATTCGAGGATGTAATATACAAAGAAACAGACGGAAGATTTAATAGAATTGCTATATCAGAACAAGATTCTAATGTTTTTTACGTTTCTACTGTGAGTTCGGTATTTAAGAAATTTTTCTCGAAGCCAGAAAAAACTTTTGCCGTATTTAATAGAAACAAATTTTATTCTGCGGATTTATTTCAGTGGAATTTAGTAGATCAAACATGGGCGACTTTAGCTGATTTTGGAATATGGAATTATGCAGAATACTTTATGTCTAATTTTAGTATTACTGACATATACATAGCAGCTAGTAAAGGAAATCGAGATAATGTGTTTTTTGCTGGAGAATCTTACATTTCACATCTAAACGAAAGAACTGATTATTTGAGTTTATTAAGAAAAGACAATCTAGAATATTATAATTATGATAGATTAAAATTTACTGGAAATGAATATAATCAATCGTTAGTTCTAAATAAAGAAATTTACAAATTGTTTGCAAACATATTGCAATTTAAGAATAATTTAAAAGGAAGATTCTATGCAGAGTATAACGAATACGGAGATTTAGTATATAAAGATTATATCTATCTTGCTGATGAGGAAATTAATTCGGTAGATATCGAATTAACATATAATACTTTCGTAAATGACAACGAATTAGTAGAACCAAATGTATTGAATCGTATTTTTAATAAAATATACGAATTGCAATTATCTTTACTTAAGTTAAGTAAACCAAGAATAAAAAATTATAGAACTTGGGTTGATTTTGGTAATGATGCTAACATCTATCCAATTGATTAAACTAACATAAATATACATATGGCAGAAGAAATTGCAAGCAATTTAGTAGGAAGAAGAATATCACGAACATTTCGGGGTTTGATGCATATGCCCCATAGTATCGATACTACTACATTCGAAAAACAGATAGTATATGATGGTCAAGGTACTCCAACAGCATTAACTCTTGGTGGTATTAACATGGGAGCAGATATATCTGGTGATGTTAGTATTAGTAAATCTTTATCTGTAAGTCAAAATTTTTCTTTAACTGGAAATGCTGCAATTGGTGGAAATGTATCTTTATTAAGCGGAGGTACTATAAACGATGTAACAATTAATAATGTAGGATCAGAAGTTTCGTTACGATCTCTTAATGGTTTAGAAGCAGGAAAAGTTAGAATAAGAGAATCTTCAGAAAATTTCGAATTAATTTACGGAAATCCTAATATTATCAATAATAATAGGAATTTATTTACCTTAAAGGTTAATAATGATTTATCTAGAAATTTTTATATCAAAAATGATTACTTCCAGCCTGATTTGTTTTCTCCTTTATGGATAAATCGAGCCACAGGAGAAGTTAATATAAGATATTTAAAGGTAAGCAAAATTATTACCATACCAGATCCAAAAGATCCTGTTGGACCTCCACCAACATATCCAAGAACGCCAGATCCAAAAAGAAATGAAATTCCTATAGGAATGGTTGCTATTTTTCCCGTTTCTGCATATAACGGAGCTACTTCTCCAAATACCATGCCTGATGGATGGTTAGAGTGTGATGGAAGTCTTTATGACACCGCATTATTTCCAGAATTATTTGCAATAATAAAATGGAACTATTCTTCTGGAACAGTTATAGGATCTTCTAAATTTGCAATTCCTGATTTAAGAGGTTTGTTTGTTCGTGGTTGGGATCATGTAAGAACAGGAGAAACAGGACACGTTTTTCAAGATACTGACACTTCTAGAGCAATAGGATCGGTACAACAAGATATACTAAAAAGTCATAAACACGATTTACACAATATTAGTGATGGTTCTCTAGATGTATATAGTAGCTATGCGATTGCACTGGTATATGTATCTATTACTCCACCAGGGATTACCTCTTCGGGTGCTGGTGTTTCTGTAGGTGTTGGTGCAACAAATGTAATTAAAAAAGGATCTGGTGGTTATACCGAAAACTTTCCAGATGCGTCTGATCCTTTAGCAAAAGAAACTAGACCTAAAAACATGGCAATGGTTTATGCCATAAAATGGTAATTATATGGCAATACCAGAAGATACAGCAACAGATTTATCAAATTATAGAATATCTAGAACTTTTCAAGGTCTTCTACATATGCCTCATAGTGTTGTGCCTTCTTCTACGGCTTTTGCTGTGCAACAAGTATATGATGGATTGGGAACTAGAACAGCATTGATAGTTGGAGGTTCTGGACTTAAAACTGATATACGAGGAGATGTGACGATATCTAAATCTTTATCTGTTGGAGGAGATTTTTTTGTTACTGGGAATGTTCAAATAAACGGAAACGTATCACTTATTGGTGGAGGTGCGATAAATGATATAATTATATACGAAAAATCTTCTGATGTTTCTCTAAGAGCATTGAGTACAGTTCAATCAGGAAAACTTAGAATAAGAGATTCTCAAAATACCTTAGATCATTATGAGTTGATATATGGGAATCCGAACGATTCGATCATTGATAAAAATTTATTCACTCTAAAAGTAAATAATGATTCTGATAATAATTTTTATATTAAAAATGTTTATTCTGACCCTGATGCTTCATGTCCTTTATGGATAGAAAGGGCTACAGGTATAGTTCATATAAGAACTTTAAGAGTTGTTAAAATTACTACAGGAGAAGATCCAACAAAACCAGATCCTCCAATCGTAGAACCTAGAACACCAAATGCACACAGACATGAAATTATTATAGGACAAATAGCTATGTTTGCTGCGTTGGGACTTCCCGAGGGGTGGCTTGAGTGTGATGGCAAAACATATGATATAGTTACATTTCCTGAGTTATTTTCAAAAATAGGGTATCTTTATACTGATCCTTCGATTCCATCGTATCAATTTTCTGTTCCTGATTTGAGAGGTTTGTTTGTTAGACATTTAGATAAAAAAAGAAAAGACGAAAAAACTTCTAAAAATATAGATCAAGAACCTAATAGGCTAATAGGATCATATCAGATTGATACATACAAATCACATTTTCATTATCTACATGGTATATCAAATGATAAGCAACTTACTTATAATAATTGGATTGATGCTGTTTCCTTACCAAGCATTTGTATAGTTAATCCATATTTAGGAATAATTGGGCATCCATATGGAGTTTTTCCCACACCAGGGTCGCCCATTATGTTTACTGGCACTGCTGTTCCTTATTCGGTTGGAATAAAAGGAGGCGAAACCTTCAAAGATATAGCTGGAGGAAGATCCCCAGGGCGAACCGAATACACTCCACCAATAGGAGATCCTTCTGGATTAGAAACTAGACCAAAAAACATAGCATTAATATATGCAATAAAATGGTAAATTTTATGGACAAACATTTAAAAAGAATTCGAATAAGAAGAGGACTCAATCGTCAAAGAAAAGAAGTTGTGTTTGAGGATGGAGAACCTGTGTTCACAACAGATACACAAAGAGTTTTTATTGGAGATAATAAATCTCAAGGAGGAATTTGTCAAACTCGTAAAAATAAATTTATAACAGATTTAAATAATGAGCCTGATACATTCGAAAGAGGTGAATTAGCATATAATACTACAGATAATCAAACTTATATAGCTACCAATAATACTGGAGTAAATAATCTATTGTCAATAACAATAGCAAGTTCTACTGGATTTTACAATGATATTTTGAATGATTTGTCTTATATAGATGATCTAATAACCAAAATACAAACAAACTGTTGTGGTCGTATATTAATGACGGATAATGATATAAATATATTAACTGATTCCGATGAGTTAATTTTAGCATAAAACTAAATAATACATATGGGAATTAAAATAATAAATTTGCCAACACTTCCTCTGTCTTGTACAGCAGGGGACGTATTACCAATTTCTCAATTGGATGGGTTTGGTCTTACTAGAACCACATATCAAGCAAATTTACAGCAAATAAAATCTTTTGTTTTGGATGGAGTAAATACTTCATCAGGCACAAGCACTACTACTCTAGATGTTAGTGCTATAGTAAGCACTGGAGCAGTTAATGGAAATGTTATAATATATGATTCTACAAGTAGTAAATTTAAATTATCTAGTAATTTTAGAGTAAAAACTATTTATAATGACACATTACTTAATGTAAGCGAAGCAGGCTATATAGTAAAAGTAAATTCCACAAGTAAAGTAACTGTATCAGTCCCATCGAATGCCTCACAACCAATTCCTATCGGAACGCAGATTGTCTTAGTACAAGAGAACACAGGTATCATAGAAATAGATGTAGAAACCAATGCAGTCACATTAAACTCCAACATAGAACTTGCTGGATATAAAATAGTATCAAAAGAAAAAAATTCTGTAATTAATTTACTAAAAACTGATATTAATAATTGGGTTGTTTATGGAGATATTGGAGTATTTACTAATGATACTCTAGACGACCAATATTCGTTTGATATATACGAGATAGATCAAGGATATAAAATAAAATTAATATTTGTAAAAGATACAATTACACCTGCATGGACAGATTCTGTAAAAGATATTGTTATTTCTGCTGCTAATAGATGGTCAAATATTTTAAAAAATACTAAACTTCCTAGGTATAAAGTTCCTGGTACAATGTACACAGTTTTTGCTGGATATGGAGAAATATTGCCAAATCCTTTTGAGGACGAATATTTTGACGGATTAATATTAACAATAGGTCAAGAAAATTGGAACTCAGTAGCTTCATTATCAGATACATTAGGATATGCTGGAAAACTTTTTTCTAGACAATATATTGGATCAAAATCTAATAGAATTCCTGTCGTTGGATATATCATTTTGAATTCTGGAAAATTTTCAACATCATTAAATCCTATAACAGATTTAGGAGTTTCTGAATTATATTACACGGTTTTACACGAATTAGGTCATACATTAGGATTTGGTACAGAATGGCATGTATTAGATTACGGAGTTGGTTCTAACGTACATAGAAGTTTTATAGTTGGTGCTGGAGACACCTCTAATACAAACCCATTCGGTCCTACAGGAAATATTTTCTATACTATAAATAGAGGAGATGGATCTAGAACAGCAAATAGTCAAGGATCTTTATTGGTTGAAGGTAGAAAACGAGGCGATACCACATACAGTATAGCATACAATCCAAATACTTCAGTAGGAAATTCTTCAAAAGCTGTATATCATTATAACCAAACATTTTCTTCTAATGTTACTGCGATTCCAGTAGAAAGTATTTTGGGTGCAGGATCATACGGAAGTCATTGGTATGAAGGTATTCCAGATTTTAGTACTTATGGAATTTTAACAGGATACGATAACAGAACATATTATGGTAATATAACAGGAGGAGCCTATGCTATGATAGGAGAATTAATGTCTTCTAATGCAGAAAACTCTTCAGATATGCCTTTGTCTAAAATATCTTTGGGAGCATTAGAAGATTTGGGTTATATAGTTGATTATACACAAGCAGATACCTACACACCAAATGTTCTTAAAATAAAATTAGAAACTGGCGTTGGTATATATATCAAGCAATATAATTTTGGTGGTTGGTACAAAGCAGCTTTTTATGTTACTCCATCAACATGGGGTTATTACATTTTTGCAAGTTTAAGAAGAGGAACTGCATATACATTTTTAAATGAAAACACCGATGGATTTAAAATTTATAAATCTGTAGCAGGAACATTAACTGAAATTGGAGGAGGAACAACATCTTCTACAGTTACAATACCTATGTCTTGTAATACAACAGATTTAATAACTATTAAATTTAATAGCGATGCGAATTTACTTGTTCAATATAGAATAGGAGGTTAATTATGGATAAAAGAATAAAAGAATTAATAAAAAAAGATGTAACAACCAAAGATCTTTCTGATGAAGAATTACTAGAAATACAAACATACTTTCAAGAAAGTGGTTTGGTGTATGAATTTACACAAAAAGAAATTTGTCATTTATGTAAAAATAAACCTCATATTGAATATGTAAAATTTCGATAATTTATTTATATGATAGATCGTAGAACAGGTAGTATTAAAGTAAGGAGAGGAACTGAAGAACAAAGAATAGGAACTATCTTTGAACTAGGCGAATTCGTTTATATCACTGATAGAAAACGACTATACATAGGAGATGGTACTACTTATGGTGGCATTTTAGTATCTAACAAAAATCACATTATATCGACTGTAGTTACTACTGTACCATATAATGGTGCATATGGCGATATTATACACGACAAGACATTAGGAAAAACTTATATAGTAGGCATGGAACCTACAGGAGAATTGAACTTAATTTTAATATATGATACCTCTATATGCATCAATTTGAGGAGTCGAATAATAGATTTATGGAATAAAATTAACGAATTAAAAGCATGTTTAGGAGGTATAACATGGACTATTCAACCTTTTGATGTAACTGCTAATGTTGGTGATACTGTGATGTTCACTGCTAGTGCGATAGGAACAGGGAGCATAACATATCAATGGAACAGAAAAGATACAGGACCATTATTAGGAAAAACTTCAAACACATTGAGTATAAATCCTGTTTTAGTAACAGATTATGCTGGATATCAATGTGTTGCTACAGACAGTATAGTTGGAACTACTAGCAGTAATGTGGTTTATTTGGATGAAATAAAAGAGTATAAATTTGTTACTACAGGGTTACATACATTAGCACTAGGATTTGATGGCACATTATCAGCATGGGGTGGATATAATGTAGGATTTGGTTTAGTAGGAAACGGAACAACTACTAATAGCTTATCACCAATTAAAATACATTTATCAAACATATTAGATATTGCTGCTGGTTATCAATCATCATATGCACTAGGAATTGACGGCACATTATCAGGATGGGGGCGTAATAGCGCAGGGGAATTAGGAAACGGAACAACTACTAGTAGCAATGTGCCAATTAAAATAAATCTGCCACCAGTTAAACAATTCTATATTGGTCCTAATTTAGGTGGAAGTAGATGTTGCTATGCATTAGGAGTTGATGGAACATTATCAGCATGGGGAAGTAATTCGTGGGGAGAATACGGAAACGGAACAACTACTGGTAGTAGAATACCAATACAAATAAATCTACCACCATTTGAACAACTTCATGTTGATGCAAATCATTGTTGCTTTGCAATAGGGTTTGACGGGGGATTATCGGCATGGGCGCGTAATAATTTTGGGCAACACGCAAATGGAACAATTGCTAGCAGTTTTGTACCAATCAAAATAAATCTGCCACCAGTTAAACAAATTTCTACTCAAAGATGTATTGTATATGCATTAGGAGTTAATAATACATTATCAGCTTGGGGGCGTAATACGGATACAACTGTTTCATTAGGAGATGGAACAACTACTAGTAGTAGAGTACCAATTAAAATAAACTTACCACCAATCAAAAAAATTGCTTCTAATATGTTTACTAGTTATGCACTAGGATTTGATGGCTCACTATCAGCATGGGGAGGTAATAATTTTGGACAATTAGGAGACGGAACAACTACTAATAGTAAAGTACCAATCAAAATAAATTTGCCACCAGTTAAAGATATTTATGCAGGTGTTTATCAAGATGGTGGTCCTGGAGATCTTACAGGAAGAAATTATATTGTATATGTATTAGGATTTAATGGCATATTATCAGCATGGGGAAATAATAAATACGGAACATTAGGAAACGGAACAACTACTGATAGTAATGTACCAATAAATACTAGAATAAAATTATTTTAATTGTTATGATACACAGAAGGATAGCAAAAGTAAAGCTAAGAAAAGGAATTGCAAGCGAAGCGAATAATATAACTTTCGATTCTGGTGAATTAGTGTACTTAACAGACAAAACACACCTTCATGTAGGAGACGGAGTAAGTAAAGCAGGAGTAACTGTAGGAAACAATAATTATATTGTTAGCTCACCTACTTTGGCAATACCAAAAAAAGCTGGATACGGAGATATTATTTTTAATCCAGTACTTGGACAAACTGTTATATTAGACAAAGACAATAGCGGAACTTTAATTCCTTTAGTAATTACTGACGATAATTGTTTTGATTATTATCGAGAGCAAGTAAAATTAATGTTAGTGGCTTTAAGTGTGTTAACAGGATGTATTACACCACCTCCACCACCTCCACCTCCACCTCTAGGCGTTTTAACATGGGTTATCCAACCTTTTGATGTAATTTCCAATGTTGGTGATCTTGCGACATTTATGGTTAGTGCCGTGGGACCAGGGTCCATAACCTACCAATGGAGCAGAAAAGATACAGGACAATTATTAGGAAAAACTTCGGATTTATTACGAATAAATCCTGTTGGATTAACAGATTTTGCTGCTTATCAATGTGTTGCTACAGACAGTATAGTTGGAACAGCTAGCAGTAATGTGGCTTATTTAGCAGAATTAAAACGTATTACTACGACTGGATATTATACGATAGCACTAGGACTTGACGGAACATTATCAGCATGGGGGAATAATGCTCTTGGAAATTTAGGAGATGGAACAACTACCAATAGAAGTTTACCAGTAAAAGTAAAAAATTTACCACCAGTTAAAGCAACTTCTGTTGGTGATTCTATGTCGTTAGCACTAGGATTTGACGGAACATTATCAGCATGGGGGAATAATTATAACGGACAATTAGGAGATGGAACAACTACCGATAGAAGTTTACCAGTAAAAGTAAAAAATTTACCACCAGTTAAAGCAATCGATGTAGGGCATGTTCAAGCATATGCACTAGGATTTGACGGAACATTATCAGCATGGGGGAATAATGCTGTTGGACAATTAGGAGATGGAACAACTACCAATAGAAGTTTACCAGTAAAAGTAAAAAATTTACCACCAGTTAAAGAAATTTTTGTTCGTGGAAATACATCTGCATATGCACTAGGATTTGACGGAACATTATCAGCATGGGGGAATAATTATAACGGACAATTAGGAGATGGAACAACTACCGATAGAAGTTTACCAGTAAAAGTAAAAAATTTACCACCAGTTAAAACCATAGCTGCTAATACTGGAGATCATGTATTAGCACTAGGATTTGACGGTACATTATCAGCATGGGGAGAGAATAATTTCGGAGAATTAGGAGATAGAACAACTATCGATAGAAGGTTACCAGTAAAAATAAATCTGCCACCAGTTAAAACAATCGCTACGGGTTTGGATTTCTCGTTTGCGTTAGGATTTGACGGAACATTATCAGCATGGGGTAGGAATGATGCTGGACAATTAGGAGATGGAACAACTACCAATAGAAGTTCACCAGTAAAAGTAAAAAATTTACCACCATTTAAAGAAATTTGTCTTGGTGCATTTCATACGATAGCACTAGGATTTGACGGAACATTATCAGCATGGGGAGGTAATTATGACGGACAATTAGGAGATGGAACAACTACCAATAGAAGTCTACCAGTAAAATTACCATTTATATTATAATATATGATATAAAAATATCTAAATGCAATCCACAATAGATGGCACTAATATATACATAATAAATAATTATTTTGTAACTAAATACTAATATGTCCGATCAAGTCGAAGCAATCATTAGATTAAGAAGAGGTCCAGATTCCGAAAGAAGATTAATTACTTTTGACAGGGGAGAAATAGTATTTTCTTCGGATATAAGTCATCTTTTTATTGGTGATGGAGAAACTACAGGAGGAAAATTAGTAGGTAATTTAAATTATATAAACGGAAATCGAACTCCAAGTCCATCTGGAATATACGGAGATTTATATTTTGATGATGCTAATACTATATTGTATATACTTAGTTCTAATGCAGGGCCAGATAACATACAAAACTATGCAAGAATTACACCAGATGTAGATCCTTCTTTGGTGTTTGTAAACGGAAAATATGGTATAAATCCATCATATTTTAAAGATAGTGGATTAGGTTATGTAAGATTAAGTGGTGATTTAATGTTTGGGTTTTTAACATTGCATGCACATCCTACTGCTGCAATGCATGCCGCTACAAAATGGTCTGTAGACCAAGGATTAAGCGGATTAAAAAATGATATAGGAAATAATTTCGTGCGTTTATCAGGAGACACAATGACGGGTCCACTTACTATTAATAGTGGATTAAGTGTTTTGAGTGCAGCCAATTTTAAAGGAGATGTAGAATTAAATAATAAATTATTACAACATTTTTCTGTTAAAGTAACAAATAGTACAATGCTAAATGCTAGTAATTCGTATCAATATAATTTAACACAAAATGATAATGGTTGTGTTGTTTGTGTGGATGCTTCTGATGCAGGATACATAGGGTTACCTAGTGGTCTTCCAGTGGGATTTAATGCATTAATTGTTAACTTATCTAATTTTAGTATTTCATTTATATCTTCGGTGCCTGGTGGGGTTACAATAGGAAATGTTTATGATTATAGAACTATAGGTAAAAAATATGGAGTTTGTAATTTAGTATATATAGATTCTTCAAGAATTTTAATATCAGGAGATTTAAGTTAATATGTACGGAACACCGATTTATAGAAGAAATACTCCTTTTGATGGACCAGATGACTGTACAGATCCTTTCGGCTGTTGTCTTAAACCTCCTTGTAAACCTAGAGACTTAAAAAGCAGTTTAGATTTAGCTCAAATGGTATTAAACCATTTTAGTTTAATTATAAATGCAAATAAGAATAATATAATGTCATGGGGAGGCACTGGATATGGTGCTGTTGCTCCTTCAGTATTAAATAGTAATGTGCCATCAACTTGTTTAATAACATGGGATAGCGTAAAAAAAACTATAGTTAGACTATATTCATCTGGTGGGGCAGATCCAATGAATAGTTTCTTTTTGACTTTTGATGGAGAATTGTATGGAACAGGTAGCAATTCTACATACATGTTAAATAAATCTTCCGCAGCATCAGCAGCTAAAGCAGCTAAACAATTTTGTTTGGTTGCTAAAAATGTTATTGATTTTTGTATTAGTGGAAAATCTTATTTATTATATGTAAAAGGAAATAAAAAATTATATGGATTAGGCCCAAAAATAGATTATGGATTTGGATTTGCTAATGGATCACAAAAATTATTAGATAAAGATGTTGGCACGGATTCAAATTACTTAGGTATAAACGATGCATTAAAAGTATTTTCGACATCACCACTTGATTCAGGTTCTTGGCCTGGTGGGAATGTTACTACATATAGTAGATCTTTTGTTTTGAGAGAAGGAGGATTAGTTAGTGCATGTGGAAATAATGCTCATGGAAGTTTGGGAGTTAATTCAACTGATGGAATTATATATGAATGGAGAACTGTATGTAAAGAAGACGGAACTCCATTAACAAATGTAATAGATATTGTGGTGACTAATTGGGTACTTATTGGTGGAGCGGTAATTGGAGGTTCCACTTGGAGTGGTGGTGGTTCTTCATCGTATATGAGTACTTATTTTTTAACAAGTGATGGATTTGTTTATACATGCGGAAGTAATAAGTTTGGTCAATTAGGTTTGGGATTAACATCATCAGACACTAGAATACGAGCTACAAAAACTAGTTTAACAAAAGCTTCATCTATTTGTACAACTGCGGGAGGAACTTCAGTGTTAGTAACAACTACAGATGATGAAGTTTATTCTTGGGGAAATAATCAATGGGGTCAATTAGGACTAGGAAACACTACGGATACATTTTCTCCAACAAAAGCTGTTATACCTAAAAAGAAAATTAGGATGATACATGGAGGTGGTATGTACGGAATGATAAATGGCGCATTTATAGTTGTTTATGAAGACGGATCATTATATGCTGCTGGTTTTAATGAAACTTATGCATTAGGAGCAACTATTGGAGGAGTTCCAATAAAAGGTCCAATTACAACATTTACTAGGAATGAATATTTTGGAGAAGATCCACCATTAGTACAAGATCCAGACAGATATCCATTGCTTATCACTGGAACTATAACGGCTGGAAGTGACAGAATGGTTATGAGTAGTATATTTTCTCCTAAAACTGGTCCTTCTCCAACAGGACCAAAAGCTGAAAATGTTTATATTAACAAACAAATGACAGTAACAGGTATAGGCATACCAACTGGTACAAAAGTATTGGTTGTAGATCCGCTTACTAAGACATTAATTTTATCAAATAAAGCAACAGACAATAGAACAGATACTTATACTTTTAATAATATTTTAAAAGTATATCAAGCTGATTTGTGTGGATACGGCACGGAAATGGCATTAAAAGCTGTAACAGAGGATAAAACTTTGTTTATGGCTGGATGGAATCAAAATCTAGGTGGAGGGTTATTTAATTTTAATTATTATTATGATGATGGCGGGGCTGGAGGAAGTGCTGGCACTTTAGTAGGTAGACCAACTACTTTCAATGCAAACTTTAGTTAAATATTATTATGCCTAGTAATCCATTTCAATTAGCAGATCCAGTAAAAGCTATTATTCGTGTTCGGAGAGGTCCAGAGTCAGATAGAATGACTCAAATATACGAAGATGGGGAGCTTGTATGGTCTACAGATAAGAAAAGATTATTTGTTGGGGATAATATTAGTGTGGGTGGAATATTAGCAGGAAATAAAGTATGGTTTGTAGATAGTTTTCAAAAATTACCAAACATACAAATAAACGATTGTGTATATAGAACAGATACTAGCGCATTTTATATTCTTACTGGTGATAGATATCTGATGGAAGATAATTATGTATTAGTTGGTGGAAGAAAACTAGTGAATAGTATGACTAGTACAGGAGGGGGTGGAACATTTGTACTTCCTGATGCTACAAAAACTACAAAAGGTGGGGTTATTGTAGGAGATGGATTGAATGCGGTGAATGGAGTAATATCTGTTGATTATGATCCCACTACATTAAGCATAGTATCAAATAAATTAACAGTTATAGGTGGAGGTGGAGGTGGTGGTGGGACAACAACAAACGCATCATATAGTAATCATGGGATAGTTCGTATTCTTAAAAATAGTAGCAAAGGAGGTATAAACGTAGATGCAGGATTCATAAATGTTAACATAGATGAAGATTCAATAAAATTAAATAATGTTGATAACACCATTTATGCGGCAGATAAAATAGCATCTGTATCAAAAATAGGATCTATAAGAATAGGAACAGGATTAAGTGCCAATCCAGAGGGGGTGACTAATGTAAGAATAGCTACAGATTCTACTTTAGGTGGAATTGTAATTGGAAATGGATTGAATATTAATTCGAATACAGGAGTAGTAGATGTTGATGGTCAATATTTTGATTCAGTTCCAATAGGTAGTATATCATGGTTTGCTTTATCTACTGCACCTGCTGGATATTTAGAATGTGATGGTAGTGTTAAGAATAAATCAGATTATACACAGTTATATCTATCTATATCTGGAACTTATAATACAGGTGGTGAGTTAGCAAATCAATTTAGATTACCAGATTTGCGTGGAGAGTTTGTTCGTGGTTGGGATAATGGAAGAGGTGTAGATACTGGTCGTGTTTTTGGTAGTAATCAAAAAGGTTCTGTTATGGTATTTGATTGCGGAACTGATGTCGTTACTAGAGGATTAGGTGTAGATAATTCTAGTTCCGCATTAACAAACATGGGATATGATGCAATAACAAATCTAAGTGATTATACTGGCACGGAAGCTAGAGATATTGGTAGTGTAGCATCACCTGGTGTGGGTTCGGTTACTAGTGAAGGAGGATGGGGAGTAACCCGTCCCCGTAACGTAGCATTAATGGCATGTATAAAAGCCAAACAAACTGTTAATGGTATAGTAGTCCCTACGGGAGATTATATACCAAAACCATTAACGCCTATTGATGATGGATCAGTATTAACTTGGGACAAAACATATGGAGAATGGCAACCTAAACCAATGGCAGCCTCTTTATCAGCTATTGGATGGCAGCAGTTTCCAAGTGGAGTATTAATGCAATGGGGGCAAGCAATGATATCAGGAGCTACTACAATAACATTTCCTAAAGTATTTACTAATGCTGTATACCAAGTAGTTATATCCGAAGATAGACAACAAACTGGATCACCTCCTTGGATTACTGGAAAAACTGTAAATGGTTTTTCTACTAATGGTGGAACTATCGGAACAATAATATCTTATACAGCAATTGGACGATAAAATTGTTGCTATAAATTTTTTTTGTGATATTATCAAAAAATGTCTGTAATTCTAGATCACGATACCCACACATACACAAACACCGAAACTGGGGAAGTATATACCTCGGTAACTACTTTTATTGGTTCGTATAAAAAACCTTTTGATAAAGATAAATGGAGTAATGTAATTGCAAAGCGTGAAGGTGTCTCTCAGAAAGAGATTCTTAATCGCTGGAGTAATATTACTATTACTGCTCAGAATCGAGGAACTAATGTTCACTTGATTATGGAAGAATTTATCAAAGATAAAAAGGTGGCTTCTGGATATGAAGAGCTTATTGATTCTTTTATCAAAAAAACCAATGGAATTCTCAAAGATAATTCGCTTACACTCAGCGAACACCTTCTTTACTCTCATCCACATAAGCTAGCAGGAACAGCAGACCTTATTGTAGAGAACGATAACACGTTTTATGTGATGGATTTCAAGACGAATAAGAAATTCAACTTCGTTAGTAAGTATAACGACTACTTTTACGAACCTATTGACTACCTTCCTCAGTGTGAATTTACCATTTACACCATACAATTATCAATTTATGCTTATATGTATGAATTGTTGACTGGTAAAAAGTGTGGAGGATTGAAGATCTTCTATCTAAGAGAGTTTAATGATAAAACCTTCTGGCAAGATATTCCATGTATATATATGAAGTCTTCAGTTGTTGATCTTTTTAATGATAAATTAAAAAAAGACAGTTGAAAATTAATAAATAAGTGTTAATATACTTAAGAAATGAATAACACATATTTATTATCCAATGCAGCAAGACATCATTAACAAATACGGAAAAGAATCAATCCAAAATTTTTGGATTTTTATCGAAACACTATCTTTTGATAGTAAAACTGAAGATGCCTCAACAGTCAGAGGCAAGATTCTCAAACAACTAACTCCATCAACAGCAGAGAAATACAAAGATATAGGAGATGAATTAGCTTTCTCGTTATATAGAAATGTTTTTTCTGATAAAAAAAACTCATATCTCTATGCAGCCTTTGAAGTAGTATCAAAGGGTTTTGATTTTTATGAAAAATGTTGGGATGATCCTTCTATTGTAGATTCGTTAATAGAAGGTATTGATCAGTTTAACAACTTTAGTACTGTCTTGCCTACAGAAGACGATTATTTCAATCTAATTGTTCCTTCTCCACAAAACGTCTTGGATGATTTCGAAGAATATGATGAGTATCTAGAATCCATAGGAAATAAAAAAGAAAAAAGAAGCAAGGCAAGAAAAAACTCAGAAGAGAATGAGTAATCATATATTAAGTACTACTCCTATTGGAACTTTAGCCTTAAATACAACTAATAATACGATAGGAATTAACTCAGGTAATTTAATCCATCATATTACTAATAATAGTAACGGATCAGCCGTTTCTTTTGTAACTAAAGAAGAATTAGAGAAAAGATTATCTACCATAGAAAAAAGACTTGCTATTTTAGTGCCAAATCCAGTACACTTAGAAAAGTACGAATCTCTTAAAAAGGCGTATGAGCATTATAAAATGCTTGAGATCTTATTAGTAGAAAATTATGGATAATGAAGAAAAGCCTCGTAAAAGAGGCAAATATGTGACGGATAAAAGCATTCAACTACAGAATCTGATGAGTGCTGGTAAGGAATATGTTTTTAAATACGCACCAAAGTTGGTCAACTTACAAAAAGATGTAAACGAAGTACAAGAATTAACAAAAGATTCTTGTTTGTTTCCAAACATTTATTTAGACAATGATGATTCATGTGTAAAATGTAAAATTTACGAAAATTGCGCTTGTTCTAAGAAAAATCTAGGAAAGAAAAGACGATGAGTTTAGAAAACACGGATAGCGATCTTCTTTTTAAAATACATCGTATTAAAGATAAGAAGGGTAATTGGATGCCTGCCATTCAAGATGTAACTTCCCATGATATTAGTCCTGTATGGGTAGCAGGACTTGCATATATGATCATAGATCGATATATAAATTGCATCGAAGAATCAAGACAAAACAAATTTTATGAAGAAACTTTGTATTGGCTTGAAAAAATGCTCAAAGATAACGAAGGCTCTGGTTACATAGAGAAAATAGACAAACCAAAATCTATGGATTAAACATTAGTGGTGTGTGGAATTAGCTTACTGGCTTTCTGCACACCAGTATTAATAATCCTTTGATTTGCCAACAATGTTTGGATATTTCCAGTAGTACTAAAGTCAATTGTAGTGCTTCCTTGAGCAATAGGTGTGGTATTTAATAATGTCACACCTCCTACTGTAACACGACAGAATATGTAACTACTAAATGTAGTTCCATTCACAGTAGAACCGTATTTGTATCTGTAGATAGTACCAGAAGAACTCAATGACTGATTAGTATTGTTGTCTCTGTCTGATTCAGTTGGATAGAATACGATTTTTTCTACGTTATTGAAGTACAATTCACTGTCGATATTACTTGCTCTGATTTTTAAGTTATCTCCAATAGTATTTCCTCCATCTTGAGCAAATGCACTAGCAACAACGAATATAATACTATCGTTTATTGAACTAGATTTTAATTTTAGTGCATTAGATCCGCTATTATATTCTACAACCGATGTAGCAGAGTTCGACAAGGTGAGATTGCCATAGAAACTCAATACACCAAATGATTCCGAATCTAATATACCATAATCAATACCAGTAGATGTTGTTAGATAGTAGGAAAGGTAATCATGTATCTTATCTGTTGCATTTAAGTCTGTATATCCAGATACAACAGAAACATTACTCTGAGTAATGAATGTATCGGGTATATAACTAGGAGCTATATCAATAGTTCCTCCAACAGCAGGATTTACTGTGAAACTACCTGCTACTAATTGATAGCCATATCTAGCAATCTTATAGCTCCAATTTCCTGTGGCGTTTGCAGGTAATATCAAAGTGCCATCAGTGTTTTGAAAGTACTGGCGAGCACCTGTATTATCATACAGTGCGATGTAACCACCTTGAAGGGTTAGATTGATTAATGTTGGAGCATATGTAGTGATTTCCGCATCACTTTCAGTAACGGTTGAATTTGTACGCTTAATTGTTACAATTGCAGTACCCGTATTCTGAACTCCAACCATCGTACAATTAGTATATTCCACTTCAATTGGAGTATTGGTATTATAAGATAGCGTACCGCTCAACATAAATACTCCAGTCAAATTAGTTGGAATAGTTTGTACGATGGGTGCATTAATATCAATATTGGAAATTACTCCAGTTGATAGTGTAACTGTACCAGAAGTTTTCAATGTATCGAAGTTAGTTCCTGCTGATAATGTAGGAGCATCAAGAGTAATTGTATTGGTAGATGAATCGTAACTTAATGCAGTTCCTGTATTATTGATAACAATGTTCTTATTACCAAAATCTAGAACAGTTCCATTTGCAGTATATAAATCAACATACGAAGTTAATGTAGGATTAGTAACAGACCAGTAACTAGCAGCATCATACAATTGATCTAAATTAGATATAGATCCTAGTGCTGATACTTGTGCTTCTGTTAGTGTCGTTAAAGTGTCAACAGTTCTAAAAATATTATTATCAAATTCATATCCATACCATTTAACTGTTTTAACAAAAGGTTCTATATTTAATCCATCTAACCAAATATAACCTGAAGTCAAAGTGCTTTGTCCTGTTAAGGTAATATCGATTTCACCAGTTTCAGTAGGAGTTAAATCTAATTCAAAAGTTTGCCAAATATTAGCTGTTGGACCGCATGTAAAGGTTTGATTAACACCAGCACCAACAAAAGAAATTGATGGGGGATAAGAAGTTCCATAATTACTATCAAATTGGATATTTCCTTTAAGTTTTTGTGTGATACCAACAGTTGCTGGGATTGTATCAATTGATTTTAACAAAGTATTAGCATTTTCTGGTTTAAATCTCCATGAGTTTATACCATTTTTACGTTTAGTTAAATCAGATATAGAATAATAATAATAATTAAATCTTCTATTATCAAAAACATTTCCTGATAAATTTATAACATTTACAGAGCAATCGTAATTAGTTTTATTTGTTAAACTAGTTCCCGTAGGATCTCTTCCAATAATGCCACTAGGTTGAATAATGTTACAATTGTTATATTTTAAAACACCAGCAGCATTTCTGTTTGGTCTTGTAATTCCGTAAGTTGTAGCAAACTGCAATGTACAGTTATTAATATTAAAATTTTGTAGACCATCAAGGAATACAATAGCTTGACCAGATTTTAAAGTAGAATTATTTACATTAAATATAAGACCGTTTGTGGCTGGGCCTATAGGAGCTATACTATTACAAAAATAAGAATTATTAACATTTACTTTATTTGGAAATCCTGTTGAAGGATTTATTCCGTAAGCAGCTCTAATAACTACAACATTATTTACATTACAATTAATTAAACTATTCAATTGAATTCCTACAGAATTCGCGGCTGGATTATAAATTCCTATATTTTCTAGTGTTGAAAATTCTGGTAAAGCTCCATTAAAAGCAATTGAATTTGGGAGAGCACCAGTTCCAACATAACTACTATACAGAGAAATATTTCTAACAGCAACTGCATTATTATCATAATTTCCTATATTCATGCTAATAGTTGAATTAGGATTTACATATGCAGCAGCAGAACTTAATTGTGACCAAGCGGTACAACCAACTTCATTAAAACTACAATTTTGAATTTGTATATTTGATTTCGTACTAGCAAGTAGATACAATCCATATGATGGTTGATCTATAAACTTGGAAGTATACGTTATTGTATTACTAAAGTTACATACTTTTCTAAGTGCAGATTTGTTTTCGTTTAAAGTTGGATTAATACTAATAGTAGTACCTGCAATGCCTGTTATAAACGTAGCAGATAAAGTTCTTGTGGCAATTGCCGATACCGCTTCGGTTTCAATTACTAATTTATCTCCTATTTGCCATCCGTTTGAATCGTTTACTGTTATTGAATTCGAACCGCTTAATCCCGATAAAGTTAAATATGCATTTACGGTTTTTTCTTTTCCATATGTATAAAAGCTAGTATATGCAGGAGATGTTGCATTATATCCATAACTATAAAAAGATATCCCAGCTCTTCCTATTACGGGAAACCCACCAACAGCAGAAGTTCGATATGCATTTAATGTTATTAGTGATGTTACTGCGGTTACAGGATCGCTTGCAGTCCCCCAATTCCAAACTCCGCTATTAGCAATCATTATATTACCATAAGCTGATAACTCAGTATTTACGGTTCTACTACATTTTAATTCCCCACCACTTAATACTATTGCATTTGCAGAAATTGCAGGAAGAGAATTCGCAGTACCGTTATTTGTACCGTCACCAAATTCTCCAATAACATCATAAGTTATTACATGACCACCTCTGATAAAAAATTTATCACCACCTCCAGATTGTGGTGGTGAACCAGCAGGAGCAGTAGGGCTTAAAGTACCATTAGCAGCAGTTAGCCATGTAGAAGCTGCGCTCCAATTTCCTGTTTGATTTGAAATATAAACTGCCATATAATATCTTTATTTATTAGATTGTAATTGATTTACTAGCTACTAAACCAGATAGTGTGCTACCAGAGTAATATGTGTAAAATGCATCTACTGATCCATCAGTTGCTATGTAACGATAATAGGTTACATTTGATGGCGACGAATTGTATACATAGGTGTACACATCACCAGTTCCTATGGTTGCAAGTAATGTAGGAGTAGTGTTATAACCTCTAACTAGAGTCATCCAATCGATTACTGTCTTGTTTGTTAATTTTTGTGTTGCAGATAATGTGACATATGTAGAGCTATTAGAATTTACTGTAGTATAAACAGATTCCCATTTACCAGAATTCGAGCTTACTGTAGTAGTGGTATTATTCCATCTTCCAGAATTAACTATTTGAGAATCGTTAAATAATGGAGTTTTATTGATCCATAAATTATTATCGTCATTTCGTTGTAAAATTTGTGCTGATAACGGATTTATTATTTGTACATCATGAAGCTCGTCTATTTCGTAGCCGTTTTGTATTTTTATATAAGCAATTCCATTACCATTATTTGCTCTCTCTACAATACCAAGAGAAACTGTATGAATGGGTGCTTGTGGTTTGACTCTTGTGTAGGTTCCTGGTGTAACACCTAAATATAACGGATCTCCATCAACATATGGAGACGGAAAATCAAGTTTGTCCATTGTACCATACAATGTAACATACCCAGTTCCATTTACAGGGATAGTTTCATTTACAAAACCAAAAGTTTTAGCAGATGTTGGGTCTCCAGAAGCAGAAGCCATTCTTACTGATACTCGATCACCTTGTGCTCCATAAGCATATACTACCGTACCTCTAGTTAATTGCACGCTATCTGCATTAGTTACTAATGCAATTACTTTGGATGCGACAGCCGATCCAGAAGCTAATCCAGTATTTAAGCTATCATAAACAAATGCTGTATTTGCTAATTGATTGCTACTAGCACCAACAACAGCGGTAGACCCATAAACTTTTCCAGAAGCAGAAATATTACCTACTACGGTTAGATTTTCATTTGGAGTGTATGTTCCTATCCCAATTACGGATGATAGTGAATAACTGTTAATTAAAGTAGGCATAATGTTATTTAACTAATTTTAAATAATTCTAATCTTGTATACCAAGACGAAGCACCTACAATAAAATCAGCAGTCACAGTATATCCAGCAACGGATATTTCATCTGAAATTCCATTCAAATACGCTATAACTTGCATAGATAACGTCCTATATGCTGAACCACCAACATTATTTGGAAATTGTGGGAGGTTCGATACTGTTATAATTGCACCATTTTTAAGAATCTGCATTTGTTTAATATCATTATAATCGGGACTCCACATTACTGTTAAACCAACATTATAATACCCAGCTATAGTAGGTCTTATAGATCTGTTGACATACCAAAAGTTTGGATCATCATGTCTAATAAAATTTAAATTAGTAGCGATGCCCGCTGGAATATTCTGTGATGCTGAAAGTACTAATACACAATGATTTGGAGCTTGCGATATAATTCCAGTAGCACTTACATTTCCAGTAATAGTAGCTCCGCTTAATCTTATATTATTCGTGGATAGGTATGATGTATTAACATACCCACCACTAACTGAACTCCAATTGTTCCATTTAGCACTATTGTTCGATACTGTAGTATAAGTATTTTGCCAGTTACCAGTAACTGAAGTCAAAGAACTAGTTAAAACATACCCACCACTAACTGAACTCCAATTGTTCCATTTAGCACTATTGCTCGATACTGTAGTATAAGTATTCTGCCAATTCGAGCTTAAAGTAGATACTTCAGATTCTATAATAGTTATAGATGGTATATGGCTACCTAAATATGTTACTGCTAATTCACAACCTAACGGAGGTATGAATAATGTACTTAGTTTATTAGTTTGACTTGAGTATACTATAATATAATCTTTATTAGGAATTTGTGTTGCTCCATTAAGAACGACTAGATAACCAGCGGCGTTTGTTTGTTGCGTTTTTGAACTTAAATCAAATAATACTGTACTACCATCACCAAAAAAATTATATGAACTTAGGTATCCAGTACTTAATATAGAAGTTCCTGCTGCAATACCTGTTAAATTACTACCATCTCCATAAAATACACCACTTATAGATGGTGATGATAAACTAATTGTAAATACACCAGTAGTTCCTGTTAAACCTCCGATCAAAGTCCCACCAGAAGCAGACAAATAACTTCCAGTGGTTATACCAGTTAATTTACTACCATCACCATAAAATGTATTTGCGCTTACATTATTAACAAAAAAACCATAATCTGCACTTATTCCTTCAATTACATTAACTGTATCCCAATAAGAGTCTTTACCAGAAGTAACCCCCAATATGGTTTCGTTACCAGAAATGGTTTCATTTCCTGTGACTATTTCTTCTTTTACTCTAATAGGTGCTAAAAAGCGAGGCATACCAATATTTACTTTAAGATATAAAAAAATCCCCTATCTGGTTTACCAAATAGGGGATTTAAATCTATTAAATTTGTTAAATTATCCAATAACGATTGCTTTGTATGCTGTTAAAGCAGGAGCATCAGAGAATTCTAAAGTTATTTGGTTCATAGCAGTATAAGTTACTGAAGGATATACTACTTCTTGGGTGATATTATCCACTACACTAACCACAACATCACGAACACCCAAGTTGTGATTAATAGCAAAGCTTGTGCTAGATCCATTTCCAAATGCAGAAACAAACTTAGACAACATTCCTAATCCAAATACACTACCAGTTGCAGAAATATTTCCAACAACAGTTAATTTTTCGTTTGGAGTAGCTGTGCTAACACCTACATTACCAGCTCTAGCAGTGTGTCCATCTATGTATAGTGCTACGTTTGTATCATCATAAAACACAGCAACTGCTTCGTCTCCTGTTTGAGAAATTGCTAATGCAGGACCAGTTCCAGTATTAGTAATACTTAATGCACTGGTTGTTGTGTAAGTTGTGTTGTGAAATATAGCAGATCCAGCTACATTTAAACTTCCAGATATATAAGCATCTCCAGAAACAGCTAAACTATATCCATTAAAAGCAGCACCGCCAATAGCGATTTTATCAGCAGTTGCATTATTCTTGATTGTTAATGTATTTGCTTGAATTCCAGAAGTCGCGGTAATGGAATTATATAAAGAAATGTTATTTAATACTCTGATGTTAGCCATATTAATATTTAGTTTAAAAACGCTATTTTTTTATTTAATTATTATCAATCTATAATTTTCTGAAGGATCTGGTTGTTCCGCAAAACTTATCAGAGTTGTACTGAGAGAATTGTTGATCATGGATGCATGAACAACTTCATTTTTCCCGTCTGGATTCACACTATACAAAGTAAGTAATAGATCATATGTACTTAAATTGTGTACCACAGTACAATCTCCATTTACGAAACTAGCTCCTGTTATATTCTTGACAGCTTTTTCTAATGAATTACTTCCTACAATAGTACTTCCAATTATTGAACCTCCATCAATTGAGTTTAAAACTTTTAAATTTCCTGTGATTAAAACATCACCTAAAACGTGACCACTACCAGAGCTAACTGCTCCTGCCACAGTTAAATTTGTGTTTATATATCCTCTATTTGCACACAAATCTCCATAAACAGTTAAATCATGATTTATAACTCCATAATTAGCCGTAAGAGTATCTACATTTAATGTGGTATCTACTGTTATTCTATTTGCGCTCAACAATCCAGATACATATGCATTATTATCTACATATAAAACATCTTTAACTTTGGATGAAAGTGTTTCGATATAGTTGGAATAAATGTTATTAGCAGTGAATCCTTGGGCAACAGTTAAATCATTAAACACAAACTGAGTATTTGCGCTTAATTTATTCACTATTAGTGAATCAACATTCAACGCACCAACTGCCATCGAATTTGATTGGAAGTTCCCAGTAACAAACAAATCACCGTCCATTCTTCCTCCGTTTGCGAACTGTACGGCATTGGTTCCTCCACCACCTTCTGTATAGCGCATTGCTTCTCTCCTAGAAACCTTTTCCGCTAATTCTATGTAATCTTTTCTGAAAGAATTATTGTAATTTTCTAGAATCTTTTGTAATTTATTTTTATTTCCGTTGTCAGAAACTACTGAATCAAAATTTATCTGTACGTTTTCTTTGATTAAATCAGAAATAATACCCGCTTTTATTTCTCTTTTTAGTTCTTCCAATACTTCTCCTCTGATAGATTCGAAAAATTCTTTTTTTGTTTTCTCTATCAAGCTCTCTTCTTTAATTACAGGATCTTCTTGAATTACCTTGTTTTTTTGTTTTACGAAAACTTCTTCGTTTTCTTTTATTACTGGCAGTTTTGGTGTTTCTTTAAGTTTTTCTGCCTTCTTTTCGTATGCTACGACTTTTGTGTGGTCTAGCAAATTTGGATTAATACAAATTTTGTTTTCTTTTGTAAGAACAAATCGAACATTCTTGTAGATTTCGTTGTCAACACGAATATCAAATTCTATGATAGGATTGCCATCAAAATCGCCCTTTTTTTCTTTTACTAAATCCAAGCCATTACTTTTTATTTCGTATACATCAAAGAAAACTTCATTCAAACTTTCATAGCCAAAAGTATTCATTCCTTCTGGTATTAACGAATAATTAGAAATTTTATTGTTATCTAGTAAAATCTGCACACAGGTATTTACAGATAATATGGTATTTTTGAAGGTATTATTTAGATTTAATTGATGATGGATTGATTTAAATCTAAATAGTAATATGGCTTTTATTGAAATTATTAAACAACCATTATATGGAAGTGTTTATTGGAATGATGCCGAATTTATTTACACCCCAAATGTAGGATTTTCGGGGAATGATTCGTTTATTTATAAACAAATAGAAGGTAGCAGATCTATAATATATACAAAATTTGTAAATGCATACAACAGACCACCAATATCTAATATCGTAGAATTATCTACCAATGTATCTAGCACTTTAAAATTAAACATATCATCCCTAGTAACTGATTTAACAAATCCATTTGATGAATTAACAATAATTGATGTCAAAGCTGGCAATTACGGAAGCGCATACACCGATGGTCAGAATCTTTACTATGATTCATACAGTAAAAACGGAATAGATAATATATTATACACTGTAAGTGATAAACAGTATAACACTACTGGGGTGGTAGTCCTTAGTGTTTTGAATGAATTGGTTAGAACTAGATTCGGAACAGTAAAACAAAGAGCAGACAGAGTTGAAGGACAGTTAAATTTAGTAACCGTATTAAGCGTTAATTACGAGACTTTATACAGTTTCATAACAGCTAATACATCTAATTTAAATACTTTAGACATCACAAGATGGCATAATTACAGTACTATAGCAGAAACTATATCTTCATCTTTGATAGATTTGTATGACAGAACAGATGAATTTTCTTTATTATATAATACATTAACATCAAATTCTGGAAATTGGATATCAGACACCAGTTTAGTCACATTAGTTTGTGCTAATTCTGCAACATGGGTAGAATCTTATAATAACACTGTAGCAAATGAGTCTAGATGGGACACCAACACCTCAAAAATACAGCAGTTAAGCTCTGTTTCCGAAGAGGCATTTCCTTTATTTGATTCGTATTATAATACAGTATGTAGTTTTTCTTCAAATTGGGACTCCACCGAAACCAACACCATACTCAGTAGTCATTCTGCTAAATGGATGACTTACACAGATACCGTAACAACAAAAAGTATAGATTGGCAGTTCTTAAACATAACAACGGATAATTTAAGTACTAGTTATTATTACAATAGTATTGGTTTTAACGAGATGAAGAATGCTATTTTGAGCAATTTTTCAGGATGGAATGACCGAATTTATAGTATAGCATGCACTTTATCAGCTAATTCCGCAAACTGGGATTCTATATTAGAAGATAAAACTGAACTAGATACACAAGTCTCTTTGGTTTCTAGTTTATCACCGAATTGGGTATCTGATGAATATACATCCGAGGATCTCAAAAACGTAATAACTTTAAGTGGACAAGATTGGTCTTCCACAGCAGATATTATAGATTCCAAGTACAACACATGGGATGAACTAAGCACAAAATATTATGATATAAGTTCATTTTTTCCATTATTAGATGGAGTGTATAATCTTATACAATCAAATTCTTCTAAATGGAAGAGTTCTGATTTAAATGCTTTACTATCAATAGAAGCACCCAAATGGCAAGAGGTATACAAACTATCAAATAGTAGCTATTCTTTACTTTGGGATTATACTTACAACATCATAAATGCTTTATCTACACAATATTACATCACAGATAAGCCATTTTTTGACGATTTTTATACATATTTAAATCAGACATCATCAAATTATTTCTATACTGATATTAATACTCTTGTAAGTGCAGGGTCTGCTCAATGGGAATACACAAAATCTATATTGTCTGATAATATAGATTATTGGAACAATATATACGAAACCACTAATTATTTCTTAAGTGACTTCAAAAATGATGTATACAATTCTGTTTATAACATAATTATTCCTGCTTATATTCAATGGGAAAGTAAAAAAGAAAACATGATTAGTTTACTTTCGGCAAATTCTGGCAAGTGGGATTTGATGTATAAAAATATATCTACTTACAATGTTTTGTATACTGTTCCATCTGCTTGGGCCAATGATGTTAGTACAGCACTATTGATAAATGATTTAATAACATTATCTAGCGAAATATATGATGCCAACACAGAAATAGTTGCCACTAGTGGTTATCATTGGACAAGATCTTCAAAAGCTGTAACAGAAATATTAAGAACACTTATAGTGCTGAATTCTGTATATGATATAGTACACTACGTTGCTCCTTATTGGGGTGCTATTGAATTGGGTAGCACAGTTGGAACATTTAGTGCTAATTACGATTATATATATCAAAATCTCCCTTATAATTACGATTATATTAGTAATCAAGTAAACATTCTTACTACTGGTTATTATAATGTAACAAATAATTATTTAAATCCAAGCTATAACTTGGTTAAAACTTTAAGTAATGATTGGTTTACTTATAAATCTAGATTAAGCAGCTTGTTACTAGCTAATTCTGGAAATTGGGAAACTATTTACCAGTCCAAATCAACATTTGATAATTTGACAGAAACTGTTGATGATTATAAATCAAAATGGATTTCTAGTTTTGATTTTGCAGATAAAATATATCAAGCAAATACAGTTTTAAGTTCGACTTCAGCAGATTGGCAAACTATTTCACAGCAACAATCTGTGTTTGATTCGATGTATTCTATAATTAGAAATAATTCTTCTAATTATATATCAAATTTAGATTGGATTACTAAAATATACGAAGCTCAAACAATTTTAAGTTCAGCTTCAGCAGATTGGGTTTCTATCTATAATAGTAAACCAATCTATGATAAAAATTATACTTTTATATTAGCTAATTCATCGAGTTTTTCTCAGATGGTTACGGGTGCTCCGTATATAAATTCTTTAATATTACAAACACAAACAATATCATCTTCTTTGAATGATGGGTACATAAAAATACCACAATTTGAGAATATGGTTAATATTATAAGAACTTATTCTGGTGGATGGACTGTGGATTTTAAGTTTGTTGACAATATTAATAGTGCAAATCTTATAACTAGAAATAATGGTGATTCATGGAATACATTATACCGATCAATTTCAACATATGATTTTTTAAATTCTACCGTTAGTTCTACTTCTGCATATTGGTTACAACTCAAAGACATAAGTTTTGGTGATATTGTATACGATGCAAAAACCATACTTAGTTCTTGTTCTTCTAATTGGGATTCTTTAAATAATTTAAACAGTGACAATACAGTAGAATATTTAAATGCATTTAATAATCAAATTGGTGCTATATCATCAGATTATTTTATAAATTCATCTAATTACAGTAATGCATCTACTGCTGTGTCATCAGCATCTGCTAAATGGCTTTATCGTCCTGATTATACATCATTTGAAACTAATAGCGCAAATTGGCAATCAACGGCAAATAATTTTGTTCGTTACAATAACAACAGCACTTACATAAGTGCTTTATGTGCTAATTATCCTGTTTTTATACCTGTAGTCATAGAAGCAAAAAAAGAAGCAGATATCTGGAGTGCTTATACTGACTTTATATATCTTAGTGGATTAGGTTTAAACCAAAATACAAGCTTATTACAAAGCATAAGTTACTCGGTTTCCACCACAAATACGAATTATGATAGTTTGTATCAAACAGTTACAACATATAATACAATATGGGATATTGATTATTTGGTAAGAGGGATAAATTTATGGTCTCCAAGTTGGGACAAGGCATATGATGTTATATTTGTAGATGATTTTGGTTCTATATGGGACTCTAACATAACAGATGCGAAATCACTTTGTGCTGTATATTATAATAATAAAAATAACAAATTTTTATCAGTATCAAGCACAGTATACAATCAACAATCAAGCTGGGAAGATACAAGTATAGTGAATTTGCTTTGCGCCAATTCTTCTATTTGGACTGAAGCCTACAATACTGCATCTGCGATAACAGGTAGTTGGTATTTTAATGAAGATGATACATACAAAACTTCTTATAGTTATTTTAATGCAAATTCTGGAGCACTGAATGATGGATATAATTTAATTGTTACTAATTCTGGAAATTGGTTGTCTTCGGTAGAATTATTATTTCCTTTAACGGCGAATGCTGTATCTGGAGCTTATGATATTAATTTAGCTGCAAAATATTTAATTGTTTATGGAGATGCATTAATTAATGGAACTTTAACCGCTGCTCATCTTTTAAGATTTGCTTCTAATATAATAAATTTAACTAGTTTAGTTGTAAACAATAGTAGTAACAGAGTAGCAGCATTATCTGTAGCTAGTAGAACTCCGTATGTTGGTGTTACTCATTTCAGAACTGCATCATCTTCGGTTTTGTATATTAATACTCAAACAGGAACATTGGGTGTTAATATTTCCTCTATAAGAGGAACTACAAATACGTTAACAATCTCAGGAGATTTATCGGCTTTTGGTTATATAACTCCTTATGCAAGTCAGTTTGTTACAACATATACAGCTAAATCAGGAACGTATTTAAGCAATTACTCATATCTAACTTCTAATTCTGCTACATTTACAGAATTCGTATCTTCGTATCCAAAATATGATATAATTAAGAGTTATGTACGAGCTAATTCTGGTTCTTATAACACAATAAACAGTCCATCAGTTTTACCTATTATATTCAATCAACTATCTGATTATAATTACAAAACACAATATCTATCTAGTTATATATCTGTTTCTGGAGATTCTTTCGGAGTTGACACTAGATACAGAGATAATTCTGGTAGTTATGAAGATTTATATAATTATGTAAACACAACATCTTCACAAGTTGCATCTTCATATCAGATAAGTTATGTATTTGGATACAATGCAATCAGAAGCAGAACATATGGTTTGTATAATGTTAATGATGACATAACTATCCAAGGTTGGACAATATATTCAGATCAACCAACTTTTGCTTCAATAGATATATTGAGCGGTACTTATAATAATTATCCAAGAACATCTAGCATAATAGGAAATAATATTCCTCACTTAGATAATACAAATCCAATATTTAATTATGGAATAGCGAACCCAAACCATTGGAGGGTTAATATTAACAGAAATTCCATATTAAAATTTGTTTTACAAACAAATAGTGCTGCAAATTATATTTTAATTAATCTCAGGGTTACAAAAAGATAAATATACTTATGGCTATTAATGTTACTATTAACAAGAAACCTTTGTACGGTACGGTGTACTGGAATGGTACTAGATTTATATACACCCCGAATCAAGGTTTTACAGGAAAAGATTACTATATATACACTTCTGTTGAAAATGGAGTTACAAAAGTCTTAACAAATTATGTAGATATAGTAAACCAGCCACCCACAGCAGGAAATATAACGCTTTCTGGAAATACTGATGATGATCTTAAAATAGATATTACGCCATACATATCAGATCCAGATAATTTAGTAGTTGGATTAAAGCTTGTTGATATATCAGAACCTTATTATGGTAGAGCATGGTTCAAAGACAACGTAATATATTATAAATCTTATGGATTTGATTCTACTGACAGTATAATTTACACCATAAGTGATGGTCAATATCAAACTACAGGTTCGCTTACTGTTACCACAGTAAATGGATCGATGATAAGATACCCACATGGGATAATGCAGCAATTAACCTCATTAGAGGCTACAGCTACTGTTATTTCCGTGGCAAGTGGAAGATGGGATAGTGCATATGCAACATTGAATGCTAATAGCGGACAATGGATGAGAATAAATGCTTATAGATTCGATAGTGCAGCTTCTGTAGTAGAAGCAAATTCTGCAAATTGGAATTCTGTTTTCAATCTAAAACCAACATATGATAGCATGGCTTCTACTGTAGCTGCTAATTCAGGTTATTGGTTGCTAGTATCCACTCATTACGAGCCATTATCAACTATATTTTTTAATAATTCTGCAAATTGGATCAACACATATACTACTATATGTTCAAAATCTGCATCATGGGAACAAGGAATAACAGATTTATATAATTTAACAAATGCATATAGCTCTAATTCTGGTAATTGGGATAGCGCATATAATACTGTGTGTTCTTATTCAGCCTCATGGGATAAAACACAAATCATATCAATTTTAACTTCCTATAGTGCAGATTGGAACACAGCATACGTCACAACAAGAGATATATCTGGCTTAAATGAAGCAGCAAGAAACACTCTTTCTTCTTTATCAACAGAGTATATGACATATTCTGGTAATTGGGAGAGTGCGTATTTAACCACTCAACAACAATCTGGTGTATGGTCTGATTTAACAGCTTTATCAATATTAACATCAGGATCTGCTAATTGGAATTCTGTGTATTTTAGACAATCTGTATACGATAGTATGTATACAGTTTTATGTTCTAATTCTGCAACTTGGAATTTTGTTGCTGCTAATTTTGCTGTGGTTTCTTCGGAATTTCAATCACAATCAGGTAGATGGAATGATGCATATAATACTCTTCAAACATCTTCTGGAAGATGGGAAAATAGCAATAATGACATAGTAATATTAAGATCAAATTATAATACTAATTCTGGTAATTGGGATTCTACATACACTACTGTATGTGGATACTCTGCATCATGGGATACAGGATCGTTATTTACTTATGTAAGTGCTAATTCCAGTAAATGGAACGATGGTTATAATACATTACAATCCAGTTCTGGATCTTGGGAGACTGCAAAATCTACGTTAGATCAGTTAAGCACTAGTTATGCTGGAAGCTCTGGTAGCTGGCAGACTGCTTATACTACAGTTTGTTCGTTTTCATCCACATGGGATATCACACCAATAAAAGATTTATTATTAATAAATTCTGGATATTGGGATACTAATTATCAAACAGTTTGTTCGTTATCTGCAAATTGGAGTGGCGCAGGAACTACATTAGCAACTATTAGTACACAATATGCTGCAAACTCCTCTAATTGGGATACCACATACACAACGGTATGCGCTAATTCTTCTAAATGGAATATAGATAATCTTAATAATTTAATATTATCTAATTCTGGTAATTGGGAATCAGTATACAACCAAAAAAGTTTATATGATGCAGGAGTAACTTATATAAACAACAATCAAACAAACTTTAATGATGTTGCTTCGTATTTCTCTCCAGTTTCTGCTCAATTCCAAGCATATTCTGCTGCTTGGGTTAATACTTATAATGTAGTATGTGCTAATTCCGCAGAATGGAATGATGCGGCAAACCAAATAGGTCCACTATATTCTAACTATAACGTCTTTTCTGGTTCTTGGACTGACACTTATAATATCTTATGTGGTTATTCTGCTTCTTGGGATACAACAACAATAAGAAATTTAATAAATGCAAATTCTGGTGATTGGTATACTTCTTACACTATAATATGTGCTAACTCATCAAGATGGACTAATTCTTTATTGTTGCTAACTGCATTAAGTACAAACTTTTCCACCAATTCAGGATTATGGGATATGACTACTAATGTAGTATGTACCTATTCGGCTTTTTGGAATGAAAATTCTTTAAGAAGCATATTGTCTGCTAATTCTGGAAATTGGAATTCTGTGTATAGACAAAAATCTGCATACGATAGTACTTATAATACTGTATGTGCTTATTCTGGAATATGGACAACTGCATATACTGTACTTTGTGTAAACTCTGCGGCATGGGACACAAAAACAATAACTACCATTCTATCTGTAAATTCTGCGAATTGGAGTTCTGTATATAGGCAGAAATCCGCATATGATAGCACATATAGTACTGTATGTGCTTATTCTGGATTGTGGACTAATGCATATACTGTAATATCTGCAAATTCTGCTAAATGGGATGTTACTTCATTAACTACCATTCTATCTGTAAATTCTGCAAATTGGAATTCTGTATATAGACAAAAATCTGCATACGATAGTACTTATAATACTGTATGTGCTTACTCTGGTGCATGGAAAACTGCATCTGATATAGTTTCTTCCACATATAACACTTGGGATATAGGAACTTTAGGTACTATAATATCTTCTAATTCAGCAAATTGGAATACATTATATTATAAAATGTCGGTATTTAATAATGGATTAAATACATTAACAGCAAATTCTGGTAATTGGGATCAAGTTTACACAATATTATCAGCAAAATCTGCTGAATGGGATGTTTCATACTTAACCTCATTCCTTAGTAGCAACTCTGCTGATTGGCAGAAGATGCTTTTAAGAAAATCAAGCTATGATGCTGCTTATTATAGTGTGTGTTCTTTATCAGCTAGTTGGCAAACTGCATATACCACAATGGTTGATAATTCTGCAAATTGGGGTACAGCATTATTGGTTTCGTTGTTAACTAGTGGATCTGCTAATTGGAATTCTACTTATACTATAGTAAGCACCAATTCTGCCAATTGGCAGTCATCTGCTTCTATATTGAGTATACTTAGTACTAATTATGCTCAATACTCTGGAAATTGGGATTCAACTTATAATACAGTTTGCTCGTTTTCTGGTTACTGGGATAATAGTAATGTTGCTTATACAATAATAAGCACATATTCAGCAGGATGGGAAGATGTTTATAAAAACAAAGGATATTATGATGCAGCTTATACTATATTAACTGCAAATTCTGCTTTATGGTACGATCCTGTTAACAATATATCAATAACAAACTTAATAGCTAATAACTCTGCTAAATGGACAAATGCATTCAACATAGTTACCGCTAGTTCTGCTGCATGGAACCAAAATATTATAGATGTATTGTCTGTAGCTAATGCTTATAAAACATATTCTGGTGATTGGCAGATTGCTTATACTTATATCAAGGCTAATTCTGGAAATTGGGACAACTCTAATTTAGTAAGTGTTGTAAATACAAATTCTGGTAACTGGACAGATTCATATACTAAATTATCACAATCTTCTGGAAATTGGAACAATACATACAGTTATCTAACTTCGATTAATACTGATTATAATGATAATTCTGCAAGATGGGATTCTACTTATACTACAGTCTGTGCTTATTCTGGTTATTGGAGCAGCTTATCCGATGTAACTACTTTAAGTGCTAATTCTGGTTATTGGACAAGTGTTTATAACACAATATGTTCCTTCTCTGGTTATTGGAACAGTTTATCTGCTGCATATGACAGATATAATGTTTTCTATACGGTATTAACCGCAAACACAGGTGCTTGGGAAGCATTAACAAACGTAATTAGTAGTAATTCGGCAGCATGGGTTGCTCCTTACAACATAATTTATAATAATTCTGCCAGATGGTTGTCGGGTTCTAGTTCACAAGATTATTATGCCAACAATTTGTATGTTGCTTCGGGTGCAATAATATACGGAACCTTATCTGCTTTAGGACAAATAGTAGCACTATCTACTTCGAGCACAAGTCCTGCAACCGCATTTAATATATATAACACTGGATTTACTGATGCATTAGTCGTAACTAAAACCCAGTTAAGTGGAGCACTAGGAACATTTACCTATAATGGTTCTGCTGTTCTTTATATAGATCCTAATAATAAAGTAGGTATAAATACATCGCTGCCTAATAAAGCATTAACTGTAGTAGGAGATATTTCTGCTACGGGTATGATATATGGGTTCACCCCACCAGAGTTTTTAGCATTCACCACAATGTCTGCTACATACGAAGCTGCCGCAGCTTACTTAACATTAAGTGGATCAAATATAAATAGCATATTCTTAGCTAAAGCAGGGTATGATAGCACAGATACTTATGTAAGATCTGTGTGTGACAATGTAAGCAATTTCTTTAGTGTTACCAAACCATTATACGATTCAGCCTACGCTACAACCGTATCACAAACAGCGACATTAATAAATTCTTATACTTTCTTAAATACCAATTCTAGTAAGATAGGAACAGACACTTTATTCAGATCAAAATCTTCATCTTATGATTCTGCTTATAGTTACATAAGAGCTACATCAGGAACAGTAGGTTCTTCTCAACTTAATTTCGTTTTTGATGGTGGAGGAGATGTTGTTGCTAGTGGATCTACTGGAGTAATACAAATACCAGCAAAAGTATTGGTTTCTAGTTGGTCATTAATGAATGATAGATCTGCAACAGTATATGTCGAAATTTTATCATCAACATTTGCTAATTATCCAGTTTTCGATAGAATTTCTGGTGACAATAATGCAAATAATGATTATATCAAATCTAATAGGGCTACCAAAAATACAAATAGTACATTAGTAAATTGGAAACCAATTTTAGAACAAGACACTATATTGAAATTTAATCTATTGGTAAATGATAATGCAGGAAACGTAACAATAAGTCTAAGATGTATTAAGATATAATATTACTAGTAATATAGCCAAAAAACCCCGCTTACTGAATGGTAAGCGGGGTTTTTATTTTTTTTATTTATACTATATTAGAAATTTATTAATATAGAATATGTTCTAGGCACTGGATTTCTAGCTATTGCTCCTATAAACCCTGTGGGAGCACCATCAATCCAATATGCTTGTAATCCTGTATAAGAATTTGCTTTGGTTTTAATACTTGATGAAGATGATCCATCAAACCAAAAAGACAGCAAGTTATTTACATTTCTATTAGCCATATTATTATTTATTGTGCAGACCAAGTATCAACATTAATCCATCCTTGTGTTCCGTCACAATCAACATAAAACTCTAACACACCGTCATCTATAACTGTTGGTGTGGTATTAATTATCGGTTGGAACAAATCAGATGTAGCAACGTATTCTCCTAATACAATATCATCATATATTCCCATAGAAACATTTCGTCTCAAGATTAATCTAGGAGGATTTCCATTATAAGCCTCACCATCAGAAGCTAGTGTAGATTTTCTGATAAATACACTAATAAATGTAGTATCTCCATTGTTTAATGCTACGAACTTACTAGCACTTTTTAGTTTCTCTGTTCTACTAGTAGGAGTTAATCTTTCAGATACATAGTTATCATTATGTATTGATGTATCAATCATTCTAGATCCATTAGCATAGTATGTTACATGATAACCACTTGTTTGATTATAATTCATATAAGCCCAACCCGTAGTTTTCGAAGCATTAGGTTGATACAATCCAGCTAATCCATTTTGTATTGGAATATTATTAAATGCACAATTATTAAAAGTGTAAGATCCATATGTCATGGATTTAGCCCCTAATTGAGAACTTCCAGCATTAGAATTATCAATATAAAATTGTTTGTAATTAGTTGCATCAAAAAATAATGCGGGAGCAGCAAAATAACTAAATCCCGAATCATGCAATTTCGAATTTTTGATATAGAATGTATGATAATTAATTCCAGACAAAGATATATTACTTCTAGTAGCTGGACCTAGAAACGAGGTGTATGGTATCCCATAAGGATACTGATATAAGAATGCTACGTTTCCTGCTGTAGAACCTAATTTAGAACTTGGTGGAGTAAATGATAATGTTGTATATAATGCAGCATTATTTACAATACGAACATTAGACAACCACATAGGCGCAAAGAATATCGGACCCAAATATCTTTGCGCTCCTATATATAGCAAATCATTTCTACCCATTCCACCACTAAAAAATACTCCAGTAGTAGATAAACCGTTAACATACAAGCCTAATCTATTAGAATTTCTTACCAATGCAATGTGATTCCATTGATTTAATGAAATTACTGGACCATTTAAGACTTTAGTTCCATCATAGAACCATTGTAATGTTTTGCTGCCGTTATTACCAATCTGCCAACCACTACTACCAAACCATTGATCTAAATAAGTACAACCAGGATTATTTCTTAAATTTATAAAAAATTCAATAGTAAAATTACCATTGAATACATAATCATTGCTAGCAGGAGCAACCAAATAGTTAGTTCCGTTAAAATACAAGGAATCGTTTCCTGTTGGGAATGGAGAAGAAGAAGATAAAGTTAATCCTCCGTTTCCATATCCAGTAAGATTTTTTGTTACAACATTATTATAATAAGAAGTTAGAGAATCTATTAAAACTGGTCCATTTCCTATTAAAGCTCTGATGTTATTATTTTTATTGTCTAGTATTTCTGTAGCACTGATATTCCCGCATACATTAAGTGCTTCCAATCCACCATATGAATTGGAACTTAAATAAGAGTTAAACAAACTTAAATTCAAAGGATTGAGATAATTACTAGAACCTGAAATGCTCAATCCATTTAATGTATTAGATTTAGAATTTATATTATACAAATAAGAAGTATTTTTATTATCGAAACTATTATGTATAGTACAACCTGTTCCTGTATTAGATATAAATGCGCTATCAAGTAAAGTTACGTTTACATCAGAAAGAGATTTTTTTATGTACATTCCAAATCCATTTCCTTTATTAAAATTACTCACATAATTTTTAATATAAACAGAATTTATACTAGTGATATTATCATATAATGATCCATAAGAAGGATTATTAATTGCTGATATATTTTGTAAATTTATAGAGCTTAAACTTGCGGCAGAAATAAAATCTACATTTAATCCATATGATGCATTAGATCTACCTCCAGATACTAATACATTATTCATTTTAAATGAACGAGGATTTATATTTTTTATATCAATTCCAACAAACCAATTATCTATAACAGTTAAATTATTAATATCAATTGAATTCTTTGCATATAATCTATCTATTTTAAATCCTCCAGCAGTGCCAGTATTTACGGCGCATGCTGATACAATTTGATTATCAATAATAAAATTATCGCAATTTATATTATAGTAATAAACTCCGTTATTTGCTCTATTAAAATATGAATATATATTAGTAAAAGTTAAATTATCTTTAACAGTTAATGTATCTATAAATATTCCACCTCCTACGTTTGAAGATAAAAAGGCATTATTAATTCCAAAAGAACTTACAGATGATCTATAAAAATACAATGAATCTGATTGATTGTTAGATGCTAATATATTATTAAAATAAACATCTCCACTTTTTATATTTGCATATCTCAATGCATATCCTCGATTGGTATTACATATAATATTATTAGCACTTAAACTATAAGAATCACACCCATCAAGTTCTAATCCATAAAGATTCTGGATAGAAGACAAATTATTTATATTTATGTTACCATAAATATTACTAGTATGCATGTATAATCCTCTATCACCATTTGAGAATATATACAGACCGCTTAAATTTACATATTGTGGAGAAGTGTTATCTCTTTGAAGATGATTACCAAAATGTACTCCTCTTCCAGCATTATCTATAATTATCGAATCATTTAAAAAAATGCTTCCTAATCTATTAGCTTCGATATACATCCCATATCCAACATTTGAATTATTAGAACTTATATTACGAGCATATACAGTTCCATTATTATACATATAGTTGTTATGAATTTGAATATTAGTTGTATGATTTCTATTTCCGTAAAAATTCTCACAACTTAAACTAGACAAAGTATTAGATTCATAAGTAGCACCAACGTATCTATTTCCTATAGCTATATTATTATTACAATTAACATAAGGATCGATTAACGTATTAGCTCTCATTTCAATTCCATTGTATCCATTTTCTATGGCTACATTATTATTAAAATAAAGAGGATGATATAATCTATTATTAGAAAACTCAAATCCTTCTGCCCTTCCACACAAAAAGAAATTATTACTAAAGTTTGAAGGTTTTCTAAAAGTTAATCCAGATACAATCCATCTTTTTTGATGTCTATAAAACAAATTATCATACATCAAAAATTCGCTTCTATCACCACCATCAAGATATAACATATCTTGAGTTCCACCAGCACTAATAAACGGACTTGGAGAATGATATACACTAGAAATTAAAGAAAAATTAGCAGTATTATAAACTCTATTAAAATACTGATCATCTATTGTATTAGTTCCTATATTTTTAAATTCTGTATTAACAAAATATGCGGATGAAAAATCACTAATACTAAAAGACCCGCCAACAGAGTCAAATCTTGCGTTTCTAGTTAAATTGTATACAGCAGGTACTATCGCAACCTTATTAATTCCTAATACAGTGTTATTTATTGATGTTCTTGTTGTAAAAGAAAAAGGAGAAACCGTGTCTATTATGGATGTTTCGAATGTTGATCCTCCTGTGTTATAATAAAATAGTACTGTGTCGCCTGGTAGCCAATTGGTGGAAATGTCATCTGTGGTCTGGAATGATTTACTACCCGATAATGCATCATTAACAAGATATGCATATCTTTGTTTCGTTGTTCCATACATGCTTATAGTTGCATTTTCATATGCATCTAATCTGATTGGAAGAGTACCACTTAAAACTGCATGCCCGCTTGATAACATAGGACTATCTTTAGTTCCCATTGACAATACACAATATGGTTGTATTTGAAGTCCTTTTATATTGTTTAGAGTTAACGTAACTTTTTTTGCTGGATCAAATTTAAGTTCTGCTCTATCAAGAACAATACTAGGCACATTTTCATTAACATTTGCTGTGATAGATACTAGATCTGTATTATTAGAAATATTAGATTCTCTTGAATAATACGGTTTTGTTATATAAACATCATCATTCGCTCCAAAATTAGGTATTGCTGATAATGATGATAAAGTATCTGATACCAAAGCCATATTAAATCTAGTAAAAAAATAAATATAGTTATATGTATACCAAGAATCATAAGGCCACAGCCTAGGAACAAATCCCGTAAAGTCTTCGGTATCTCCTGTATAAACGCCTAATGCTCCCTCGGAAAGATGTGCTACAGCACCAGTAAAATATTGACCAGCATGAAAATTATAAAATTTAAGCCAATAGCTTGCTGCTGTTGACAGATTAAGATTTTCATAATTAGGTTGTCCTGCTCTGCGAGTACATTGTACTCCGTCTATATATGCATAAGTACGACCATTTCGTTTTTGGATTACTAGAAAATACCATCTACCAGTAGGTGGTACAGCACCACTTAACTGCATAGTACCTGAACTATAGCAGGCATTATGTACATACAATCCGACATAATTATTTGGAACTATTGTAACTAGTCTATTTTGAGTACCACAATTATTTCCATTATATGGATAATGATAAGTCCATTGATTTGACGAATTATCTACTAGCCAACAAGCAGAATACCATTCTGTTGACATCGCAAAAGCTTTATCTGCTGTTAAATGCGAATTAATTGTTCCATCGAAATAATAATAACCACCTTGATTTTCTCCACTTGCAGGCCACCATCTATTTGTCAGAGTCTTTGATGGGTCTGTTACACCTGGTCTTGCAACAAAAGATCCAATATGTACTTTTTCAACATCAAATGCAGGCGCAATTGTATTTCCAGTACTAACATCGAACACTACTTCAACAGTAGCCCCTGGGTTTGTTACTTTATTAGCAAATTTCAAATACTTCCAAGCTGATGGTGTAGAATTATAATAAATAGGATTTACGACTACATTAGTAATATCATACATCGCGCTTAAACGCCATGAATTTGTTACGCCATTAATAGTTGCTGACAATATAGAAGAATCATCTCTAGTTCCAGTATAATGCTGAAGCAGAATACCATCTATATTACGATTATTAGCAGCTAGAACTTGTGATCTATATTTATAACCAGCAGGGAGGTGCTGGTGATTCGAGACCGTATTATCTCTATTGAAATAATAATCTAAAGTTGGAGAAAATTGATTACTAGTAAAATCTCCTCCAGAACTTAAAGCATATACATAAGATGGCATGTTATTATTTATCTGTTATTTTTGTAAATCTCATAACAGTAATATTAGAAATTCCAATAATCAACAGATACATAACCAGAATTGGCACTGCATTCTATATAAACTTCCATAACACCATCATTAGTAGCAAACGGAAGAGTAGCAAACAATTTCTCCCATATTCCATTAGGTTCTATACTAGTCGCCAATACAGTATAAGAATATCCTATAGAAGAATTTTGTCTTAATATTAATCTTGGAGGAGTCCCATCATAATTAGGAGTTATAGATTTGTATATGTATACTGAAATACTTGTGAACTCACCATAATTTATGGGTATTCTTTTCACACTACTTCTTAGAGGAATAGTATTTGAATATGCATAAGGCTCTAATTTCTCCGAAACTTTAGCAGCAGTATATCCAAAAGTCTTATCTATAGATATTTTCCCAGACCTTACAACTTTAAAATGATTGCCAGAAAGACTCTGATGCCTCATAAAGCTCATTCCTGTCTCTTGATAACCATCTGGTTGATATTTATCAAGTTGATCTATAATATGCTGAGAATTTAATTTGTTATTATGAAATGCATATGATCCTTCT